TCTCCCGTGCCACGACTCTGGAGTTCCCCCATGCCTCGACTCTGGAGTTCCCCCATGCCTCGACTCTGGAGTTCTCCCATGCCACGACGCTGGAGTTCCCCCATGCCTCGACTCTGGAGTTCCCCCGTGCCTCGACGCTGGAGTTCTCCAGTGCCACGACTCTGGAGTTATCCCATGCCACGACGCTGGAGTTCTCCCATGCCACGACTCTGAGGCGCATGCCTTTTGTATTCTGGATTACGATCTGCGTATATTCATCGAACCGTAAGGGGAGCGCATCAAGCTCCGCCTGAGTCGTGACGATAATTTTCTGCATAATTGCCTCTCTCTAACTTGTTTGCTGGCGGACTGGCGATGCTCTGCCAGCCCCGCACAGAGCTAGATCGACTTCGGCAAACTATCCAAGGCCGCGTTCACGTCGGCGCTCGGGGTATGCTCTGAGAGAATGGCCGCGTAAGTCTCCCGCATGGTTTTGGTCGCATTCTTAACGGCATTCGCCCCGAGTTTGTCATACTGCCTTAACTCGTCCTCGGATGCGCCTGCATCAATCTTTGCCATTGCCATTGGGATCAGGGACAGCACAGCGTTGATTGCCGCCACCCCCAGGGCCACGAACTGAGTCAATTTGGCAATCGTGGAACTGTCGGTAACATCGACGCCCGAAAGAATAGAGTTAAACTGCGACAGGATCGACTCCATGACGGCCTGAATCTCGCCGAGGATGCTTGTCCCTGCACTTTGTTTGGCTGCAGCAATGAGGGTTTCGGCGTTGCTGATCTCGGTCGATACGTTCGCCGCCCACTTCTGAATTGCCGCCGTGGTCGAAGCCGATACCGTCTTGCCCGACAAAGCCGCCACGAAGGCCACGATGGCATTCACGACCGCCCCAATGGTGGGCAATAGAGCGCTTATAGCTCCAAGCCAAGCCGCCGTGCAGCCGGTGAGCATGAAGCAGGTTTCCAGAATGGTCAAAAGGGTGAAGACGCGCCAGAAGATTGTGCGATTGAATTTCATGTGTTCTCCTTATTGGTATCGGACGCAGCAACCGTAGCAAACTCTGGTCATGCTGTCAAGCATTCTTTTTTTTCTTCGCACTCTTGACAAGTTAACAAAGGTGGCGTACAAATCTCAAGCATGGCAAATACACAGACAATCAACGTGCGAGATATACCGTCCGAACTATGGCGGAAAGTGCGCGGGGCCGCTGCCGTGAAGGGCGAAAAGGTTAGCGAATTTGTCACCAAGGCTCTTGCGGAAGCGGTGAAACGAAACGGGAGGGCGTGATGGCCACAAAAGAGACGCTGTTTGAGGGCGAAGTGGTGCCAACGGAGGGCAAGCAGGAATCGCGGGCCTTGGTTGCTAACAACCCATATTTGGGCATGGTAGAGCGTTGGGGGCAAGACCCTAACTTCGACGTGGCGAAGATGCGGGCCATGATGGACATGGCGAAGGAGTGGCAGGCAGAGCAGGCAAGGTTGGCTTTTGCCGTCGCCAAGAACCACTTCAAGAGGAATCTTCCGACCATCGAAAAGACGAAGCCAATCGTTATTTCCCGAGAGGCGAACGCGAAACCCGCTTACTATTACGCGCCCCTGGATGAGGTCTGCGAAAAGATCATCCCAGCCCTGAACGCTGTTGGGATTGAGCATTGCTGGTCAACCACTTATGAAGGAGAGTGGATGGTGGTGACCTGCACCTTGACCCATGAACTTGGGCACAAGGAAAGCACGTCCATGCGGGGGTGTGCCGATAAGACAGGCTCCAAGAATGCGATTCAGGCTGAGGGGAGCACGCTTTCCTATTTGGAACGGTATACCCTCTGCTCAATCTGCGGAATCGCCATCAAGGGGCTCGACACGGACGGGGCGGTTGGTTCGGTGGGGGAACAATGGTTGAAAGATCAGATTGACGAAATTGGGCGCTGCGAAACGTCCTCAGGGCTGACGAATGCCTACAAAAAGGCCGCTGCGGAAGCTCTGAATGCGCGGGACATGAATGCCTACCACAAGTTGCAATCGGCTTACGGTGCCAGAAAGCAGGCAATCGCTTGATTATTGAGGGGCTTGTCCAGCAAACGCCAGAGTGGTTAATGCAGCGAATCGGGATGTGTACGGCATCCCGAGTGAAGGACGTTATGAAGCGCCTGCAACGTGCCAGCGGTGGCCGAAAAAAGGGGGACTACGCCCAGCCGCACTACAACTATCTGAAAGAGTTGGTGATAGAGCGGCTTACTGGGCGGGCGCAAGACCACAACATTGGCAACCTGCAAGCGGTAGAGTGGGGAATCGAAAACGAGCCTGTGGCGCGGGGATATTATGAGATCGCTACCGACCAGAAGTGTACCCCCATCGGCTTCGCCATGCACCCCAGCATTGAGTGGTTCGGTGCATCTCCCGATTCACTTGTAGGCGAAGACGGGCTCATCGAGATTAAGTGTCTGGCCTCTGACAACCACCTCGACATTTTGGAATCGGGCGAGATACCCGAAGAGCACGTGCCTCAATTGTTGGCTGAGATGGCTTGCGCGGAACGGCAGTGGGCAGACTTCATCGCCTTCGATCCCCGCTTCCCGCCCGAGCACCGCCTATTCATTAAGCGCCTTCATCGGAACGAAGAACTCGACCATACTATCGGCATGATGGAAGACGAGGTGCGCTCGTTCCTTGCCGAAGTGGATGCGAAACTCAAGGCGTTGACCAAGAGCGTGCCGATACAGAACGAGGCCGCAAGCTACAGTTCGATAGTCCCGTAAGGAGGGCAGCATGGCTCATATTGTAATTGGCGATGCGGGAAGCAAGCACGTCAGCATTGATCTGGATACGTTGCTGCGGACTCGTATGCTCTTGCAGGCCAATTCGGGCAAGGGAAAGTCTTGGCTCCTTCGTCGGTTGGCGGAGCAGATGTTTGGGAAGGTGCAAGTCATCATCATTGATCCAGAAGGTGAGTTCGCCACACTGCGGGAAAAGTTCGACTATGTTCTGGTCGGCAAGGGCGGCGAGACTGCCGCGCATCCTCGTATCGCGGCGTTGACGGCGCAACGCTTGTTGGAACTTAGAGCTTGTGCGGTTTGTGACTTGTACGAGATGAAGCCGAGCGAACGACATTCCTACGTGAAGAACTTCTTAGAGGCGTTGATTGATGCCCCCAAGACGCTGTGGCACCCGCTGGTGGTGATTGTGGATGAGGCGCACGTTTACTGCCCTGAGAAGGGGGCGGGAGAATCTGAGGCGTCGGATGCGATGATCGGGATGGCAACGCGAGGAAGAAAGCGTGGCTACTGTCTCGTGGCAGCTACGCAGCGATTGGGTAAATTCCGCAAGGATGCCGCGTCTGAACTCTTGAACGTTGGCATCGGCGGCACGTTCATTGATATCGACCGAAAGCGCGCCGCTGACGCGCTGGGAGTTTACGGCAACGAAGTGCACCCCTTCTTCGATGAAATCAGGATGTTGGAGAAAGGCAAGTTTTACTTTCTAGGCCCTGCGATTTCTACAGAACGAGTGCTAGTTACCGTAGGGCCGATCCAGACTACGCATCCCGAGGCTGGGAGTTCCAAGCACGCTGGCGAACCGCCTCCTACCCCGGAGAAGATTAAGGCTCTGCTGCCCAGTCTGGCTGATCTACCGAAAGAAGCGGAGGAAAAAGCCAAGAGCATCGCTGATCTGCAAAGACAAGTGCGCGAACTTAAGGGGGAATTGTCCAAACGCCCCACCGAAGTGAAGCAGGTTGTTGAGGAAAGGCGCGTAGAGGTTCCAATGTTACAGCCTGAGCAGATTGCCGCGCTGGGTGAGTCGGTAAAAGAGCTTAAGCAGGCTGCGGGAGTAATTGAAGCAGCATTGGCAAGCGTGCGCCGAATGCCCGTCGCCGCACTCCCGCCACGCGTGGTTCCGACTCCGGCTCCGCGAACCCGCGCGGTTGTCGCTTCATCAAACGGTGATTTGACTGGCCCAGAAACCAAAATTCTCAAGGCATTAGCCGAGCTTCTTTCTATCGGGAAGGAAACTCCGCCAAAGAACATGGTGGCTGCGTGGGCTGGGTACTCCCCCGTGGGCGGGGCCTTCGGTAATCCAATGGGAGCATTGCGAACCAAGGGCTACATCGACTATCCACAACCGGGAACTGTTGTGTTAACGGACGCAGGTCAAGAGGCAATCGGCACATTAGACCCGCCAGATCAGGACGAAATTTGGCGGCGGATCGAAAGCAGTTGCACAGGCCCAGAACAGAAGATTCTGCGGGCGCTAATCGACAACGCAGGGCAAGAGGAGATCGCCAAAGCGGACCTTGCGGAGAAAGCTGGCTACTCGCCTATCGGTGGGGCGTTTGGTAATCCCGTAGGCGCGCTCCGCACCAAGGGACTGTTGGATTATCCGCGCACCGGATTTGTAAAAGCAGCAGATTGGATATTCTTTTAAGGGAGGGGCAGCATGGCAGAAAAGACGCACGGAGTATCGCTAGAAGTCGAGCAAACGAAGAAAACCAAGGCTGTGGCGGAGGTCTACAGCGCAACGTTCCGCAGACCAACGGCAGGTGTGAAGATTGAATTCGAGACCCGCACGCTGCGTTTCAAGGCCGCATCCTGGTCCCGTGCTCTGGCCACGGCAAACCTTCAGTTGCTGCCGGGAGAGCGGCTGTTCGCGCTGGAGTTGGCAGAGTGAAACCATGAGAAAACAATTTGAACTCGCGGATCAGAGCAGTTGCCTCAACCGGGCCCAGAACAACGAAATGTTATTTGTCCTTCGGGGCCATGACTGTTGTGCCCCTGAAACGATTCGGGAATGGTGTTGGAAACGCATTCTTCGCGGCAATAACAAGTTGGAGGACAAACAGATTCAAGAGGCTCTGGCCGCTGCCGACATCATGGAACGTGAACGCTAGGGTTCCGAGTGAATACGGAACCTGCCTTGTAAAAATAGTTTGACTTTGGACTGCGGTTTTGGTTATGCTTATGGCGCGAGACAATTTGGAGCGGGTGGCCCGTTGGTTTAATCCTTCGCCGGGTCACCAACACCACCCAATCCTTCTCGTGAACGACCCGGCGAATGCAAGACCATTCTCAAAACAATTCGAGTTTGACCTCATGCGCTGGGATACCTACGTCTGTCTCCCTCGTTTGAGGGCGGTTGCTTCGCGGCACAGCTTGCTACCGGGAAAAAACGGGCCGCTGCTATACGTAAACTCCGCCAAGGTCGGAGAAGAGAAGGTAAGGCTCGGTGAGGGAGCAATGGGCTGGTGCCGAAAGGATAAACTCCAGCGATTCCGCTTTTACCTCCCACGCTATTTGGCAGCTTACCCGGTACCTGCCTTCTCAAGACGAACTGACAGACATGACTGTGTAATGGGGCTGGACTCCTAAAGCCAATACTAGAAGCGGTGTCTCTAAAATGAGAATTTACAGCGAAGTTGAATTAAATCTTCCCCCGAAATGGTTCACTGGCAAAGAATGGGACGACGGAACAGCGGAGTGTTTCCACCAGCAGGAATACAAGGCGGCGACGGAAAAGGCGCACTCGCTGAGAAAACAAGCGCACTCACACAAAAGCGCCCACAAGTTACAGCAGAAGAATTTTGAGAGATTGGCGTTCGATGACAATAAAGGTCTATCGCCGATGGAAATTTGTCGCCGCGCCATGAGGAAACTATGAGCCTCGAATCCGACTTAATCACGATTTACGATGCCTACCCCCGAAAGGTCGCCCGTCGTGCAGCACTCCTTGAAATAGAACGCGCCCTCAGACGTTTAGTGGCGGGCGAGACAGGCCCTCGAATGACGCATAATGAAGCCGTGACCGGATTGTTGCAGGCCACAGCGTTATTCGCTAGAAGTCCTGCAGGACAGAGAAAGCACTTCACTCCTCATCCTACCTCTTGGTATCACCAAAGCCGCTACCTCGATTCGCCGGGAGAATGGTTCCATGATGACAAGCCCAAAACCTTCGCAGAGCTTAACGACAGTGCAACCGATGCGGCCTTTGCCAGAGCAAGACAGAATCGATGCGGCGCTCCGGCAAATGGCGATACGATTAGACCGAGTTTTAACCGAGCCAATCATCAACCAGTGGCACAGCGATCTCTCCCGAGTTCCCATAGCGGGGATTGAGTATGCGGCAGACTGGTGCGGACGGAACCTGAAGCGCTGGCCCAAGTTGAGCGAGTTCTTTGAGGCCGTAAACGCCTGGATGGGGCAATGCGAACAGAGTGCAGGTCCAGCGGTGCCAAGCCGTGAGGAAATCGCTAGACGGCGAGATGAGTTTCAGGCCTGGTATCGTGACCCCGAAGCTGCTCCGTTCCGGGCTATGGTTGCAGAACTCGACAAGAAGATGCTGGCAGGTAGGCCCAGACTTTATACGCAAGAAGAGCTGGAGCGGTTTCGGAGGAAGAAGTGAGCGAACTTGTATGGACGCCTCTAAGTCTCAACAAGTATTGGGTAGTTTGGTCGCTGAAAGCGTGGCAAACCTCCGACAACGAAAGGGTAGACCCATATGAAAACCCTGCATTTAGTTCCGTCGTTGCCCCGAAAGTGTACCGCTGTCGTGTGGCAAACAAGGCTGGGCAAGAAGTTTCCAGTTCTCTGCGGGAGAAAGAACTGCGGCGGGCATGGCGAAGGAAAGCGTGAGGAAGCGAGGCTGGCATGATTAGCGGCGGCTGGTACATCGGGCAGCAGATTGTAGGCGAGCATCCGTGCTCGTTTCCGGGCTGGCGGCATGTACTTCTGAAAGATGAGAATGGCCACGTGGCATGGCGGGACGTGCGCAAGGAATGGGTAAGATGAAGTTCATCTGCGGCATCCACGAAACAAACAAGAGGGTCGGCGGAGGACCAGCGAAAGAACCGCAGTGCAAGGCAGAGTTCGACAGTCTTGAAATGCTAATTTGGCATATCGAGAATGAGCACTGGACGGCGCTGGGGCAAGGACGCAGGAAATGAAGCCATATTACGGACCTCACGCGGGGATTACGATCTACCACGGATGAAAGGCTCATAAAAATGTTAATTCATGATGGGTTTACAAAAGATGCGGAGTCGGTGGAGGAATCTAAATACAGTCGTAGACTGTGGATCATTGAATGGAGTTTCACAGGGAAGAATTCCTGGTACCCCGTGCATCGAAAACAATTCTACAGTCGCCACTTAGCCGAAGCATACCCAAAACGGAGAGGTTTCGACTACAGAATTGTTGAATATACACTTACGGCAATACTCGACTTTTCGGGTCAGCGATGAAGCTCTTTTGCGGCGGCTGCGAGCAGGAGAAGTTTGCAGGCTTATTCTCCGAGTCGCAGCGTAAATGCAAGCAGGACTCACAAAGGCGTTGTTTACGATGTGTGAGCGAGAGGTCAAGGCAGGCGAGGAGTAAGGTAAGGCCTGCAAATGTGGGCGAGAGTTGGAGCAACAGCAATCAGTTCTTTTTCGGGAGGGAAAGATGAGCGGAATAAGTTTCGAGCGAGTGGGAAAGTATGTGCGATCCGTCTACAAGCAGGACGACGGGAGGACTATTTTGGCCGACGAATGCCGCTGCATCGTAGACTTTGGCGGTGGTTATTCCGTGGATAATCGCCGGAGTTTAAGTGTTAAGCGAACGGCAGAGTGCCCTATCGATGAGCATAAAGCGCAAGCCAACTCCTAACCGTGGAGCAGGCACGACCGCGAAGACGACGAAGGGTTACCTCCGCGTCACCGCTGGGCCTTGCCGCCATGAGTACGTTCACCGGATCGTTGCCGCTGCAATACTGGGCCGGGAGCTAACGAAAGACGAGCAGGTCCACCATCGTGACGGCTGCAAGCTAGACCAGCGACACTGGAACCTGCTGATTGTTGGGGAACGTGATCACGGCTGGGTGTCGGCAAAGCAGGCTTACTACATGCAGAACATCAAAGAAATCGCGGACAAGAAAGAGTGGGACGAGTTCATGGATGAGCAGGCGGCATTGCAAGCGCAGCAGATAGCAGTCGCCAAGAGTCGCGGCGTGCCGTGGCAAGCGGTTGATGGAGCGCTAGAACAAGCGTGGGAGGTAGAACAATGACCTATGGCACTGGGACCAGAAGTTACAATCGCTCCACGGAGGCTCGACAAAACAGTCTCGCTCAAAAGGAAGCGACCGCACGATATCTCGCAACCCCTCGGCAAGAAATTCTCTTAGGGCCAGAATGGTTAATGTGCCGTTGTGCTGGTCGCAGAGACGCGCATCCGGCGCACGGCATGGCGGAATTCATCAATTTCAGGCCGTGGTATCGGGTTGAGGCAGGAGACTGAATGCGAATCAAGAGTAAGAAGCCGATTAAACGCAAGAGCGCACACCAGAAACTTGTTGATGAAGCCGATGCCTGGGCCACAGCCATAGCCTTCAAGATTTATGGTGAACGCTGCATCTTGGCCCACATCCCGAACGTGCGGTGCGGAGGAGGGCTGCAAGGTGCCCACATTCTCAGAAAGGGCGGGATGTACGCCTCAATCCGTTATCACGAAGACAACCGCCTGCCGATCTGCCGCAACCATCACCTGTTTTGGGCGCATCTCTACGAACATGAGTTTTATCAATGGGTTGAAGTGACTTTTCCCGGCAGGATTGAACGACTGAAACAGATTGCGCGAGAGACATCGGCAAAGTTCGATATGAAGGAACTCATCTGCGTACTAAAGCACGAGTGGAAGAAGGAACCCGATCCGCCGGGCCGAGAGGTAAAGTACATGCCTATTCCCCCAGAATTGCCTTTCTAGCGCGAAGCCAGCACGACGGCCTTGGCAATCGCTACAATGGCCTGTCCGAGGGCGGAAATGGGGTTTGCAGCGATAATTCTGAAAGATGCGTGGTCGGGGCCATTGTTTTCCAGCAGCCTCCTAAGCCTCATAGTGGCGGAATCGAGCAAGACGCGCTCTTTCGGGTAGCGGAAGTCTAGGCGGGGAGTCATCGGCGACACACTTTATCCCAATCGGCCTGCGAAAGTCCTTCGGCACGAACGCGAATCTTGCCAGAGGTAACAGGGCATCTCGGCGATATTCGGGTATGAGAATCAATAATTGCTCTGGCCCCGCTGTAAACGTCTATGTCCTTGCGCATTCTAGTTCTTCCGATAGAGTTGCACGCTTCACAAAACCATTCTTGCGTCATTTCAGTTCCAATCCCTTTGCAGCACTTCCAGGTACTGCAAAATAACGGCATCGAGTTCCATGTCAGATTCCAGCGGTTCTTGCGGTACGGCCCTCAGGGCTTGCTGCCACGAATAAGCGGAGGCATCCGAAACTGCGCTTACTATCATGCACATGGCATAGCCTCGGGCCTCGTCAAGTGGCGTGAGTTCGGAGGGGAAGAAATGGGCGATCACAGATGCCTCCCTAATCCCAAGATGTACAGCACCACCAGAGCCCACAGAATAAGCAGGGCGCGAATCGGCCACGACAATGGGTCAGTGCGCCTCACCTTTGAATTCCGCCCCAAGGCCAAGTCCAAGCGTGAGTCGGGCAACAAAATGAGTTGGGTCGAATTCCGCTCTCGTAATGCTTGATCTGATCCCTTCTTTCCATTGCACGAATCGCTCTATTGACGCAGCGCTTACCGACATTGACGGCTAGTTTAGAAGAAACAATGGCGATGCAGCGGTCCTTGTCGGGGATTCTCACCATAGCCAATAGAGCCTCGCCCAGCAGTAAAGCACAATCAGGGCAATGAGAAGTGGTGCGCCCCAGCCCTTCATCGCAGCCACTCCCAAACAATCGCTGCGCACGCGGCCCAGCAGAAGAGGCTAAAGGCCAAACACTTCAAGCCGTAGGCGTTGAAGGCGATGACTCGGGGCTCAGGCTTTGGTTCCCAGGTTAGGCTCATGGCTGCACCCATTTCTGTATAGGCATGGGCACTTCCATGAGTGCTTCTACATAAGCCCTCCCTTTTGCCGTGGTGATCCAATTGCCCGCCGAGGTTTTTTGTATCATTCCATCGCGCTCCAGTTCTTCTAGCGTAGTCGATGAAATGTCCGGCTTTGGAATTGTATGGGCGTCAATAATTGCCCGAATGTAGTACGGTGCAATGCTCATGCCTCCCCCTTTTCTTCCCACTGCTCCTTAAAGTCTGCGATGGCTTCCTGCTCGGTTGCGCCAAAGCCGATAATCCCGCCCGGTTCTTCGCCGTCGCTCGGTTCGTAGGTGTCATCGTCGTAGGCGCACCAATCGAATTCGCGAATAGGAATAGCGGGATAGACGTGCTCAGTAACAATTTTCATGCCTTCCCCTTTCTTGCCGCCATCTCGGCATCGGACCTCAATTCGTGCACGCGGTTTCCATGCCAATCTCTATCCCCCGGCCAATCGCTATGAAATACATATTTGTCTAGTACTGCAAGGAGTTCTTCCTTGTGAATGGGGCAATCCACGATATTGTCAACGGGAATAGCCTTTGTAGCGGCACGGCATTGGTCGGGAAGATCGTTCAAAACAAGCGGCGTCATGCAAATAGATTCGCCCTCGTGGACCGCGACGAACATCGTAGACATTCGATCGTTGCATTCAATAATGATGAAGCGCTTCATTTTCAATTCTCCCTCGGCTGGCAACGATTGACCAGCCATGAATCCAGGCCTTCCCGCAAAACGCGCTTGTTGCGATCTTCCGGCGTCTCAACGAGCGTCTTAACCACGGCGTCCCGCGCGATCTTATGAACTTCGTTGGTTTCTGTGCTCATTAGGCGTCCTTCACTTGTCTGACATGCTTATTAAATCCAGCTCGTAGCTTGGCAGCACGCACCATTGCATTCGTGGCTGGAGAATAGAAATTCCATTTGCCGCAAGAGCATTCCGAATGATGGTAGCCTTGTCGTTTCGCCGCATCTAAGTAAAAGTCGATTCGCCTATGTTCCGATTCGATCATAATCCCTTCGCTTTCTTGAGTGCGGCCTCAGCTAACGCTATTGCTTTACGGGCTTGACATCCGGGGCAATCGTCGCCGTGTCCCATCCGGCATTTTGGATAATCGAGCAGCGGCAATGCGGCTTCGAGTGCGGCGTAGAGTTCTGGAAAAGTCTTTTCATAATGCTCAAGTCGCGGCCGTTCGCGGTTCAATGCACGAATTCTTGCTTGCGTCATTTTGTTTCCTCTCCTTGTGGCGCGGAGCCGTGAGCTACACGGCGCTGTATAAACGTCCAAAACTCCCCTTTGCACGCCCTGCACAAATCCCTTTCCGTGGTTGAAGGGATGCTATTCTCAATGAATGGGCGCTCGTAGTACGAGATGGCAAGCCAATCGTGAGGCAGGAGGCGAATGTTACCCTCTAGTGTGGTTCGCGATCCGCAGCGATCACAGCGGCGCTCAGTGCTCATAACTGTGTTTTCCTTTCGTCCCCCAACCGTCCAGCCTTTCAATCTCTTCGACTCGACTAGTGTTTACGGCTTTTCGCTCAATCGAGCAACTGCGTCATTTTTCATCCCCTCCCGAGTGTGTCTCTACGGCAAGGTCATGCGCGTTTTCCACCAAACCGAGTATTCGGCACACCATTCAGCGATGTCCTCGTAGCTGTTGAAGTGTTCTGGCAACTGAGGCGCATTTAGTAGCTTTTGCCGAGTGCGATCATATTGCTCATCATCCTTGATCTGCTTGGTGATCATCCAGTCTTCAAATGTGGTCATTTCACGCCTCGCAGCCAAACCAACGTAAACGCAATACCGAATAAGAACGCCACAAACTGCCATGTTTCACAACTCACGAACATTCTCCCTCTGGATCGTCGAGGTCATTTTCGCCTGATCCGAACGTGCCGCTCTTTGTGGGATACATACCCAATGCGTTACGCATACTTCGACGCGCCGACGCTCCGCACGCGCGGAGACGCACGTACAGAGCCTATTGGAAACGGGCGTCACCCATCTCCTTCAATTGCGCCCGCAATTCTGGCGACTCGAAAAGAATCGAGCATCCACACCTAAATTCTGGGCAGTCCCACCAAGCGCCGCACCATCGTGTCTCAGGCGATTGACGGTCAAGCGGACGTGGAACCATTCCAACGTTGTGAGAGGGGCAGTGGACTGCTACAAGGGCGGTTTCCATCGCTCACCGCCCCACTCTCTGGATGCTGTCGAGTCGCAGCGTGTCGATAATGTCGGCAACGGCTATCTGATCGGCAACTTGCTGGATGCTAAATACCTCGTGGGAATTAAACGGATCGTGCCGCGCAATCATCGCGCACATTGCACCGTCATGCCCAATCGCTCGATAATCTTCAGTTCTTTGCGTCATTTTTGCCTCCCGAGTGTGACGCGTCCTAACAAGATACCAGCGCAGTACCTTTGGGCCGCCGATTTTTAGCCTGATCCATCCATGAAGCCCAGCGGCAATTGGATGGCTCGTAATTTCCATCATTGTCGATGCGCTCCAAAGTGAATCCTTTCGGCTTTGGTCCCATATCTTCCCGGAATGCGTCAAAGGACTTTAGCCATCTTTCGCAAACCGTAATTCCCCGCGCTCCATAATATTTGTAACCACGATTGCGCGGATTGTAGCAGCGACCCTTCATATCTTTCCAAGTCGAGTACAAAGGCACCCCTTGGATCGTGTCGATTTGCTTTCTGGTACAAGGTTTGCAGCGTAGCCATCTCTTGGCGTTTTGATACGTCTCAGTAGAGCCACAATGTTTGCAAACCCAAACCATGCGAAGAATATACACAATTCCCCCAAAACGTGCAAGCACTATCTTCGTCTTGTTTTCAACGAGTTGCGCTGTGGATATTTTTGCCTTGCACGAATTGTGCGGAATGTGATACGGTATTTTCATCGGCGGGAACGTCGAGAGACATTCCACAAACAGAGCGGCCTGTAAGACTGAGGAGAAACTGACGGACATTTCGCACCCGAGGCGGCTGAGAGTAAAGGGTGCCGACACGGATTCGAAAGGGGCTGTGGCCTTGAATCCGGCGAAACGGGAATTCAAGTCTCAGGCGGTTCTCCAGAGGATAGGCCAATCGCACACAGCGCAAGGTCCAGCGAGGATCACACCGCAGCATTCTCGCTGGTTTGACTGCTATGTACCACAAAACACCAGACGGCTATCTCAAATGCGAATGTGGGCATAAGTGGTTTCCGCGCAAGAACGCGCCTGAGCCTAAACGCTGCCGCAAATGTGGCGCACCCGCAACGATCAGCAAGCGAGAAAAAGCTGGTAACCCTAACTGGACAAAGCCTTTGCACTCGGCGGCTGTCGTTTAATTGGACAAGAGCTTATGAACAAGTGGCGCAAGCCGCAAAGGCTGTGTAGGCAGGGAAACCGAGCCTATCATGGTGAGCCTTAAACAAATGCCTACCATCCGGTGCGCGACCGTAGCGCGGAAAGCAGGCGACGGGTTGTATCCACGGGGGACAAAGCCCTAGTACCGGAGGCTCACCATTCCAAATTTTGCGGTCTCTGCGGTGAAAACGGCATTCAGGAGTTAGCTTTTCCGGCATGGAGGATTGAGGCGAAAACAGCTGAAGATGCGCAGAGTATTGAAACGGCTGACGGGTTAAGGAGGTGGTTGCGGTCTCGATCCTGCCCAATCATACGCGCATCGTTGAGACAAGCGGAGTGTATGGGCCTGTCTGGCGAGGAAACTTATGCGAGACTAGCCTACCATGCGCTCGTTGCATTGGAGAAAATGGGTAATAATATACTCTCCTGAATGGAGATGAAAATGGAAGATAAAGAGGCCGTGACATGGCTAACAGTTTGGCTTCACTTGGCCGGGGAGAGTTTTTCCAAGATTGTGAGAGTATCCCCGTTTGGGAGAGTGAGGCGCAAGCCAGACCCGACTGCCGGGTCGGGCGAAACCGTCGCATCTGAGTATTCGCACTTGGAGCTAGTGATCCCAAGGAATGACACATGCGTTAAATTCTCGGATGCGGGCTTATATAGGGATTCAGTTGTAAAAACTAGCCCAAGGTCGCCTGTAAAACTGTTGGCGAAACCAGTCAGCTTGAGCCGCACAGATTTGTCTGCCGATACGAACCAAACGATTACCGGAACATGCTCCGTAACCCATTTGTGCAGCACTAAATCAGCATCGCTTGAAGAAATAATGTTGGCGCTCATGACGGAATCCCTCGGGGAGCGAGAGGCGATTCATTGGTGTAAAGAGTTGGGGTTCCTTGCATAGCGGCGCGAATTATACTTTCATTCAGCGCGGCAATTATCGTTTTTGTTTGACTCTTGCAAGAAGACTATATGCGGCACCTGAACACTTGTTGCGCCCCTCGGCAATTTTCAAAATAAACTTGCTTTGCAGTCCTCGTCTGTGGTAAATCTTTGCGTGTAGCCAGCCGGATGGGGCTTGTCGAGTTCTGCATCCGTTCGCAATTCAATGCCTATCTGCGTCTCAAAATGATTGGATTGGAATTAAAAGACGGGGAACCCGAAACCCTGCGGGACGCAACGCGGGAATTAAGCGACATTATTACCCAGCGTGGGTGGGACCTTAGCGCCTATACCTTCATGGCGCTAAACGTTTATGACCCTGTTCAAAAGAGAAACGTCAGGCGGCTAGAAGCCACCACGAAGCCATTTCACCACGGCGTTTTGGTATAAACCTCGGAATCCATGACAATAGGCGTTCTTGAGCATTACCAGTCCCTTTCTGATCAGCCCAAGCATTTTGTGAGCGGCACCAAAGCTCGGCGCTTAGTCAGTAAGTTGTGCGTAGCTGTGAGACTCGCTAAGGATCGCATCAAGTTGACCGTGGCGCATTCGTGGTCAATCGTGAAGCTCTGGCTGAAAGGGATTGATCCTGAGCGCGAAGCAAGATCGGCGAAGATGTTGGAGAACGAGCGCATCCAAGCAGCGCAAAGGCTTAAGAATAAGCGCGATAACCCCGAGGGGGCGCAGTTTGGATTCTCGCGGTGGCCTTCACCGGATTTGAGGAGCTTATGAGCGATAGCTTCGTGTTTCTGTGTAACGCCTGCAGTAAAAATCAATGCGATTGTATGGTCACTGAGTCTATCCCCGAGCGGAACATCTGGGCCGGCGACACGTATCATCAACGCTGTGTGCCTTCTGGCGTGAAATTTTGCGCACCAAATCAAGTCATTGCACTCGGAACAACTCAGCAAGTTTCATCTCACGGAATTATGTTTTGATGCTTACCGCTAAGCCAGTCTGTACCGTGGAAATTCCCGTAGGTTCCTATCTCGGCGAATCATGGACCTTCGTATATACGCACATCATGATAGCGGCGGTATTTCGCAACGGGCTTAATTGTTGGTGTATCCCTATTGGTAAACGACCCCTGACTTCCGAAGAGTTTTATGCGTACCGCTGACACAATCGCAAATGGCTAAAGCAGAAACAGGTTTCAAGCAGCGGCGGACTCGCTTCGTCAAAGAATACCTGCTCGATCAGAACGCAACTCGGGCTGCGAAGGAAGCAGGATACAGCGAAAAAACGGCTTATTCTCAAGGGCAAAGGTTGTTGAAGGATGCTGAAATCAGCGCCGCGATTGAATCCGAGAATGAGCGCATCAATTCCAAGCTCGATCTTACGCTTGAGCGCGTGCGGCAAGAGATTGCACGACTTTGCTACTACGATCCCCGTAAATACTGGAATCCAGACGGCTCCGCGAAGCCCTTGACTGAGCTTGACGAGGACTCGGCGCGGGCTATTTCTGGCTTCGAGATGGCAGAACTGTTCTCTGGCAGCGGGGAGGAGCGGGCGGCGGTCGGGTACATCAAGAAGTTCAAATTGGCCGATAAAACTCGGGCGTTGGAGCTGGCCTCCCGGCATCTCGGGGCCTTGCGTGATCGTGTAGAAGTTACAGATACTAACCTGATTCTACAACGGTTAGCTGCTGGCAGGGAGAGAATTGCCCGTTCTTGAAGTAAGCCCAGATGTGCAAATAGCTGAGTTTTTGGCGGAGTGCTATGCCGATCCGTTGAGGTATGTCTTGGGGGCATATCCTTGGGGTTTACCGGGCCCCCTCCAGGATGAATTGGGTCCAGATGAAGTCCAGATTGAGTTCCTGAATTCCCTTGGCGAAGAGGTTCGTAAGCGCAAGTTTGACGGCCGCACGCCTGTAATGCCCATCCAGATGGCTGAATCTTCAGGCCACGGTACCGGCAAGAGCGTCCAAGGTGCATGGATAGCGAACTGGATTTCTCAGACTCGGCCAAACAGCATAGGAACTGTAACTGCCGGCACTTTCAAGCAGTTAGACGAGAGGACGTGGGCTGCAATTCAGGCATGGACGAAGATGTCGATAGCCGCCCACTGGTTTGACATCCAAGCTGGCGGAATCTACCATAAACAGTTTCCCGACACATGGAAGATTCAGGCGCAGACTTCAAAAGAAGAAAATGCGCAAAGCTTTGCAGGTCAACACGCTAGGACTAGCACTTCATGGTATCTGTTTGATGAGGCATCCGAAGTTCCTGATAAGGTTTTCCACACGGCTTACGGCGGATTGACGGACGGCGAGCCAATGATGTTCGTATGGGGCCAACCAGTCAGGAATACTGGCGAGTTTTACCGCATCTGCTTCGGCGATCTGGCTCCTCGCTGGAATCATCGTACAGTTGACAGTCGCAAGTCTAGGTTTACCAATAAATCCCTTATCCAGCAGTGGATTAGCGACTACGGCGAGACATCCGATTTCGTTAAGGTGCGCGTGTTTGGCCTGCCTCCTTCTGCTTCTGAGTTGCAGTACATCGACAAGGCCCGAGTAGATGCGGCACGAAAACGCAAGCAAGTAGCGATGCCGGATGAGCCGATCATCGCAGGGTTTGACGTTAGTGGTGGAGGTAAGGCTTGGAATGTCATACGCTTCCGAAAAGGACTTGATGGAAACCTTACAGACCTTAAGCCAATCCGGATACCCGGAGAGCACGATCCTGACCGAAGTCAACGGGTGGGGTTGTGCGCAGAGCTGCTTCGAGATCAGAGGCCGGGACATAAGCTAGCCGCGCTGTTCATTGACTCTGCCTTTGGTGCACCTATCGCTGTGAGACTAAAGGCTCTAGGGTTCACGAATGTATTCGAAGTGAACTTTGGGGCTGCCTCGCCTGATCCGCACTTCCTGAACATGCGCGCCTACATGTACGGCAAGTGTAAGGAATGGCTAAACTTAGGCGGATTGCCAGATGATGAAAACCTGTGCTCACAACTTTGTCTTCCGGGCTATCACATCAACAATTCCGGCAAGCTTGTGATTGAGTCCAAGGCCGACATTCAGGCGCGTGGAGAGGCCTCGCCAGACGATGCTGATGCCTTTTGCCTCACATGGGCGCAAACTGTGGCGATTCCTAAGCGAAAGCCGAGCTATAGCGGAGGCGCGCACACAGCATGGTCATGAGCGACTTCTGGAAAGGATTCGTCGTCGGCGCTGGACTGGTCTTAGTGGCAGGGTTTGTGATTTGGATGGTGACGGCGTGAACTTGACTGCAGCAGGTAACCTAGGTAACCTAAGTTACCATGAACGTAAAAGGGATTCAGGGTGGCTTGCTCAGTCGAGCGAAGGCAGATGCAATCTTGCGCGGTCAAACTCTTACGGAATGGGTAATGACGGCGATGGAGGCGAGGCTTGAAAAAGCTGACGATAGCGGATTGCGTACTAGCGAACCTCGAGAAGTGCTATCAAAATCTGATGAGCGAACCGAACCAGTCGCTCACCGACCTGATGTTACTGGCCGTGATGAAGCGGCAGATTCAGGAACTCCGCTCTGCCCCGATGACGGAGACCCATTAGTTTGGAACAGAGTTCTAAGTCGATGGATGTGCGCGTGCGGTTACCAAGGAAAAGTCCAAAAGCGTTAGACTCCCGCCTTCCGGCCCACTACTCCAAACCTGCAAAACTGAGCGAGGCCCGCACCGAATCGGTTGAGCGCACATGGTCGGAGTCAGACGAATGATTCCCATGATGCCCAACATGCCGATGTCCAATGCCTTCGCTCAAGGTATGAGGCCGCAAGCCCCGATCCAAGCACCCTATCTTGGGCCTATGCAACCTCCGCAGACGTTTGGTGGCCAGCCACCGATGGCACAGCCCGGACAGCCAATTCAGCAGCCCGTTGCACCAATTCAGGGCAGGTTTAACCCTCCGCCGCAACAGGCCGCGAATGCCTATGCGGGGATGTTTGGTCCGCGACCGCAAATGAGTTTCTAGCATGGCAAAATTAACGAGTGAAGCGCGGAACAATCTCAGTAATTCGGTATTCGCCTTACCGGGCAGAAGATTTCCGATTCCTGATCGCTCCCATGCCGCCAATGCGAAAGCTAGGGCGACACAAGGCGTCAAGGCAGGAACATTGTCACCTTCTCAGGCTGCGACCGTTCGACGCAAGGCAAACGCGAAACTTCGCAAAGGATAAACATCATGGCAGTCAACCCATCCACTCCGCTCAAGAATTTCGGAACTTTCACCGCTGCCGCAGCCGCGCAACTACTTGCCTTGTTTGGAACGTATTACTCAACGTTTGCGGCTGGCGTTGTGGCTGGCACCATTCCAGCCAACGTACTGACTGGGGCGCTCGACGTGTTCTTGGCGTCTGCGGCTACCACGCCGGGAAATCAGACCACCCGAACTGCCGCGCAGTTGTGGGCCGACGCCGTAGCGCAGTTTGGAACATTCCTGACGGACCCGGCAATTCAAACCAATGGCCTGCAATACACGCTGTCAATAGCCCAGACGGGCGCGGGGACGTTTACTTTGGTGGGCGGGACCGGGGTGACGATTGTAGGGACGGCAACGATTGCCCAGAACGCCATCGCGCAGTATATCGTTAATCTCACACCAAACGCGGCAACCTTTACCTACATCGGCGTATAGGAGGCTTTTATGGCAGGACTGAACATGCGGGCAGAGACGATGGCGAAGTCCAAGAAGCCGAAGAAAGAACTCGATCACATCAAAGTCGCCGAAGCCGAGAATGGCGGGACGACCGCTTACCACCATCACACTCAAGAATTCGAACACCCTCCCGAAGGCCCGCACATCTTCCCGAAGGGAGAGCCTGTGCCCGTGCAGGAGGGGCACTTGTTCCACCACCTCGCGCAGCATTTGAACATCCCACACGAAGTTATGGGCAAAGAACATGAAGGGGACGAAGGCGAGATGGAAGAGGAAGAGATGGAGAAAGAGTGATGGAACCTCGTGTTGCCGAGATGCTGTCGGATATGGGGGTGTCGCTGATTGACCCGGCTCCGCAATTGGCGGCGATGATTAGCTCTCTTACGCAGTTCAAGACTTTGCTACGCTCCAATCCTCCAACGAAGAGGCGGAAGGCATACGAGGCGTTGAGTCCCCATCTTTCCTTTGAGGTCCCAGCCTACGAATTACTTTGGGAATCGACGCGAAACCGAAAGAAGAGACTAAAGCGCAAAGTGGCCCAATGTGGATGAGCGGCCCGCAAAAGACAAACTCGATCATGCCAAAGTCGATTACGAATCTCCGTCCCAACACAAAGGTGAGCGCTGTGCCCGTTGCGTGCACTTCATCTTCGGATCGCCGCCGAAATGTCAGGCCGTGAAGTCGCCGGTAGACTGGGCAGCGTGGTGCAAGTGGTATTCCGCTAGACAATGACTCCGTGGACTCCAGAAGATGGCCCTACCCGGCACACGAAGAAGGCCAGCACCCCTAAGAAACGCAGGCAATGGGCCGATGTTGCCAATGGAGTCCTAGCAAAGACTGGGAACGAAGGCCGTGCAGTCCGTGAGGCCAATGCCGTAGTAGGCCGCAGGCGCAAAGGATCAAAGATCACCACCAAGACATCTGGATACAACTGGCGCGATGGCCGATGATTACAGTCCCGACGAGCGGGATGATGGAGAAGTTACAGAAGATGATGAACTTCTCGAAGAAATTCGCGAGAACTTTGAAACCGCCCATGAATCATTCGAGCCCACGATGGCTGAGGGCGATAAAGACATTCAGTTCGTTCTGAATGATGGCTGGCCAGAAGCGGAGAAAGCCTTACGTCGCAAATCTGGGTCAGAACGGCCAATGATTTCCTGCGATCAGCTCAACCAATACACAAATCTAGTGATCAACGAAGTCAGGCAGCATCCGCGCCAGATTAAAGTTTCTCCAGCTGGGTACGGAGCGACGGCGAAGCTCGCAGAGATTAGAGAAAACAGATTGAGGGCGATTCAGTACCGCTCCGATGCACAAGCGGCATATCTCACGGCAATGGAGAATGCCTGCCAGAGAAGTTACGGCTATGCGAGAGTCATTCTTCGATACGTTTCCGAGTCCAGCACGGATCAAGAAATCATCATCCAGCGGATACCAAATCCGAACGCGGTATTGTTCGATCCGGCCTGCAAGGAGATTGATTGCTCTGACGCCGATTTCTGTTTTGTACTGGAAACCTTCACGAAGAAGGAGTTCAAACGTCGCTGGCCAACAGCAAAGATTACTGACTTTGACGCGACATTCTCAACCGATTACCCGTTGTGGATCAAGGACAAGCATATCCAGGTAGCGGAATACTGGAAGGTTCACAAAACACCGGATGTCGTGTACGTGATGGATATGGGTGAAGGTCAACAGCGCTCGGAATTAAAGTCGAAACTCGAAGAACGCGGAGGCGGGATAGACGAAACTGGCAAGTTCGTAGTGTATCCAGCCACGGATGAGCACGAAGAACTCAAGCGCCCTCTGATCACCCAAAGAGATACGCAGATTTCCAAGATCGTGCAGTACATCACGAATGGCATAGAGATTTTGGAGCGCAATGAGTGGATCGGGAAGTGGATTCCGATAGTTCCCTTGTTTGGGAAGGAAGTTTACAGTTCGGATGCTGGGCGGTCGCGCAAAGTCTTGATGTCTTTGATACGGAATGCCCGTGAACCGCAGATGGCTTTCAACTATTTCATGACGACGGCGCTTGAATCTGTAGGTCAGGTGCCGCGCTCAACCAACCAGATTCTCGAAGGCAGCATAGACGGATACGAAAAGGACTGGCAGGAAGCGCACCATATTCCAAAGGCGTGGTTGACTTACAAAGCAGTACAGTTGCCGGATGGAAGTTACTCAGCCCAACCGCCAACTAAAACCCCATTTGATCCTCCCCTCCAAAACCTGATGATCGGCGTTGAATCGTTTCTTCGGGCCATTCAATCTTCTGTGGGAATGTACAACACTTCGGTCGGAAAAACCGATGCGAATGTGCAGTCCGGCGTGGCGATCAAGCAACTTGATGCACAGTCTGATCAAGGAGCATTCCACTTCATCGACAACTACAATCATCGCTTCCTTGGAGCTATAGGGCGAATCTGCAACGATCTCATCACGAAGGTGGACGCTGGGCCGCGAGAAGTAATGATTCGCACGAAGGACAACAAGGATAAGCTGGTTTGGGTCAACAAGCCGTATGTTGATGATGATGGCACCCAGCAGCATCACGACATGACGCTTGGCGAGTACGACATCACGATTGGCGTGGAGGCGACGGCGGATTCGCAGAGAGAAGCGGCGAGTGATTTTCTTGAGACGTTTATCTCGGAAATTCCAAATATGGGCTTCGATCCTGCCACAACCAAGGCCTTACTGGCGCTGTCGATTGAACTGAAGCAACTCGGCCCCATTGCGGAACAGATGGTAAAGATTCTACAGCCGCCGCAAGGCGATCCAGCACAGATTCAGCAACAGGTACAGCAGTTGCAGGCGCAATTACAGCAACTTCAGACCGAGAATGCAGCTTTGCATGAAGATCGGGCGAAGCGAGTCCTTGAGCAGCAGACGAAATTGCAGCTTAAGCAGATGGAGATTCAATCTGACGGAGAATCGGACGCCGCCGCCCATGTGAGCGCTCAAAGACTGGCAGAATTGCAGGTTTGGGCGAAGATCATTGTTGCCGAGATGCAAAAGCAATCACGGTCAACGGATCAGATTGCGGAACAGGATGCCTCGCGGATTGAGCAAATCATTGGGCAAGCGCACGAAGTTGGATTACAGAAGGATCAGCAGGAACATGAACGGGCTCAGGCGCAGACGGCAGCCGCTAACGCTCAGTTGTCACAGGCTTCGGATCAAGCTCAGGAACAGACTTTAGCGGCACAGAATCAGCCGCAACCAGAGGAAAACCAATGAAGTATGCCTTTCTTTGCATGTGCTTGCTAGTGATGCTCGCGTCCTGTTCAAAGCCTCGAATGCACGGGCGTGTACTGGACGATCTGCGAGTAGATTTTGGCGAAGGAGTAAAGGGCACGTGCGTCTTTGACAATGAGCCGCATCCTGGCGATGACGTTACTGTTAACGATGACGGCAGATGCCACGCAAGGCCGCAAGGGAAATGAGAGCGCGTGCGAGGACGTGAATGGCCATGTCACATTCCTTTGGACTCGGAGCCTCGGGCAGAAGGAAAAACTGTTCTCGCGACTACGTGCGCCGCTGCAACACGAACTGCCTAAATGGTCTCACGCGCTCAATACGATTTTAGCACTGAAAGGTAAACAATGATTACCGAAACACCCGCCGTAGAAGTGGCCGCCCCGGCAGCGGTCGAAGAACAGGAAGTAAGCCTTCAGGAGCGTCTAAACAACGCTACGGAAGAAGAGTACGCAGCATGGGAAAAGGGCGGGGAGTTCCCGCCTATCAAACCGAAGGAAACGCCGAAAACGGAGACCCCGGCAGTCTCGAAAGAAGAAACGACATCTTCCGCAGCCAAGGTAGGAGAGACTACTGCCAAGGCTGAAACCGCCCCCGCCACGGAGCCGGGGAAACCGCAGAAGAAACGAGATGTGGATGGCCGAGTCGCTCAGTTGCTTAAAGAGCGAAAAGAGGCCGAGGAGAAATGGGACGCCCGTTTCAAAGAGCTTGAATCTCGTCTTGCCAAACCCGCAGAACCTAGCGCAAAGCCCGAGTCGTCCTCGGCAGCGGAAACTAAGGCCACCGATCCCGAGCCGGAACTTGGTGGAAATAATCCTAAGACTGGAAAGCCATATCAAAGCGTAGCCGAATGGCAGAAAGAGCATACGGCATGGCTCCGAGCGCAAGTCATGGCGGAAGTCGAAGGAAAATTAACCAAGACCGAACAACAGCGCCAGCAGACGGAAGCAGAGCGGTTTCTCAATGAAGGATTGGCAACCAAGTTCGAAGTTGGACGGAAGAAATATCCCGATTTCGACAAGGTTGTCAGCAATCCCGATCTGTATCTGCCCCGAGGTTCTGCTGCCGATGTTTTCATCAGGAATTCTGAGAATGCTGCCGAAGTAGCGTATTACTTAGGCCAGCATCCCGAAATTCTTGAGGGTTTCTATCATGAACCGCAAGGAAAAGATCGAAAGAAGGGTGAATATGAAAACACCATTCATCCATCCTTGCAAATGATGGAACTCGCGAGGATCGAAGCGCGATTGACGGGAACAGTCCAAGCAACTCCACCTCCGAAACCTTCTGCCACAACGAAGCCTCTTCCTCCGCCACCTACAGTGCTCTCGGGAAAGAGTTCGCCATCGGGAGACCCTGCGGATGAAGCTGTTAAAAAACGGTCATTCTCCGACTTTGAAAAGATCGAGAATGATCGCGAACGTAAAGCGCGTAGGGCTGGAGTTCGCTGAAGGATAAACCGTGGCAGGTGAAAACGTATTTCAGTTTGTAGATTGGATCGGGTTCGAGATGCTGCGCCAACTCAAGAATAAGCTGGTTTGCGGCAAATATGCGAACCACGATTACGAGAAAGGATTCAAAGAAGACTTCGCGGTAGGCGATACCGTGCGCGTGCCTTTGCCGACTCGCTGGATTGTAACCAAAGGCATGGGTTTTCAGCCTCAGGCCATCACTGAAATGTTTGTGACCATTTCGGTGAATGAGCCGTTCAATGTTCATTTTCAATACGATTCCGTGGAAGAAGCGCTCAAGATGGGTAAGGGGCGCGCATATTTCAAGCGGCGTTACCTCGACCCCATCGTTACTCAGTTGGCGAATTACATTGATACGCGGTTCATCAACTTTGCCACGTTGAACGCTTCGAACATTGTCGGCCAGTTGGGTGTTGATCCCAGCAGCATGACGCCGTTCATGCAAGCAAGACAGAGACTGATTGAGCAAGGCACTGATCCTGACGCCGGAGGCCCGTGGGGAATGTTCCACCCGCCTGCGGTATCTACGTCTCTGGTGCCCGCTTACGCTTCGTATCTGAACCCCACTGGGGAAATCAGCGAACAGTATCGCGATGGGCAGATTGCCAGCCCTCATGCGAATGCGGAATGGCGTGAGTCTGTAAACCTGACCAGAATAACGGCAGGGACTCAGGCAGGAACCAATACCGTCAACGGAGCCAATCAGCAAGGGTCCCAGTTGACCATTACGGCCACTGCTGGAGACACCTACGCGGCTGGGGATATTTTCAGCATTGCTGGCGTAAACGCAGTGAACCCGCTCAACCGGAACAACATCTCCTCAACGCCGAAGCAGTTCGTTGTTTTGACGCCGATCACTTGCGTTGGCGGCGGTGTTGATGTGTTGAATATTTCGCCTCCACTCTTTCCTCCAGGATCGCAGTTCCAGAACGTTGATTCCTTGCCTGCCTCTGGCGCGGCAATGACTTCGTACCCCGGAACCACGGCTCCGAACGGGAAGACTTCCACTCAAGGCCTGCTGATCGCAAAAGACGCCTTCGCGCTTGTTGGCGTTCCTCTGGCCAATCCGAAGGCTTGCGAATGGGAGACTCGAGCGGAAGACCCAGACACCAAAATGTCCATTGCGATGTTCAAGATGATGGACCCTCAAACTCGGTCATGGATCGTTCGGGCAGACTGTCTCATGGGTTTTGGGGCGCTTCTGCCGGACAATGCCTGCTGCCGAATTGCTTGCGCGTAAGGGAGAAAACAACCAATGAAAATGCTTAAGAGAATCTTCTCAGTTGCGGTGTTTGCGGCTTTGGCTGTCTCCTCCTTCGCACAGATTCAAGGCGCGCAGACTCTTTCCACGACAACTCTTTCAACTGCCATTCCGACCCCGTTGACGTTTGGGATTGGGGGCAGCTCGCCCTACACTTCCAATGTCTGTCTGGCTTCACTCACGAATGTCTATGCCACGGTTTCTGTAGGCACGACCCTGTGGGTGGATACGGAAGCGATGGACGTGGTAACTAACTCGATTCCGCCTAGCGGGACGTGCATCCTCGTACAACGCGGATCACATGGAACCAAAGCGGAAGGTCATGCGTCAGGGAGAACCGTCTTTGTTGGACGCCCAAATCTCTATCAGGGCTTCGACGTGGCCGGGACTTGCTGGGCGAATGCCACGGGGAGCGCAACGCTTCCCAGCATCCTTCCGTGGATCAATCTCACGGATGGGAATCGCTACAACTGCAAATCTGATGGAAACTGGTACAAGTCTGGCGTAGGTTCAGCCTCTGGGGGCGAACGAAGCACGCCTGCGGCTTTCTGTACTGGGACTGTCGGTTCCGCAGCTACCGAATACCTCAATGGCGCGGCCTGCTCTGGCGCATCCACGGCAACTTTTAGTTGGATTGCAACCAGTTCGGGAGAGTTGGCAGACTTGTATGTCAACTCTTCGGCAGCGGTCGTTGGAGGCACCAGCAAGGATGTACTTACGCTGTACGTTAATGGCAGCGCAACCGCGTTGACTTGTACCATCGCGGCGGCGGGCACGACCTGCAGCGATACCACTCACGGGGTAGCAATCGTGGCGGGGAACGTTCTAACCTTCCAGTTCGTGACGGCTACTTCCGATACCGCAGCCAACATCTCGGCATCGGTGGCACTGTACGGTCAGTAAATTCATGGCGGGGCTTCGGCCCCGCTGTTTTTAAGGAGACCTATGGCAGCACACACATTCAACGCCTCGGAAATCGAACTTCGTCGAAAGCTTTTGCGCGAAGAACTCGATGCTCTGGAGGCGGAGAAACTCAAGAACCTCGGCAGTATGCAGGTGGTGGACTATCATCATCCTGAACGAAGTCCGGGATGGCCGATTTACAGACATCAGCCATTTCCGCAAATGCTTTATCACCCCACCATGAAAGATGAGTCAATCGAACAGCGAAGGCTCGGAATCAGGCGGCGCAATGAAGCGAATCCTCATCTTGCGCCGATGGACATTCCGCCTTCGGAGCCGTTGACTATAAAAGTCGCAGATGAAGCGGCCAAGAAACTGGCTTTGGCTGACGGGTACGTGGAGAATCCCCCAACTCGTCAACTGATCGACGCTAAATCTCCGCTGGAAGTCATTGGGAGGGCGGAAACCAATCCGCTGCTTGCAACACGCACAACTCTTTCTGTCAGCGACATCATCAAACTCAACCTCATGCCGAAAGAAGACCTGCTCAAAGAAGCGCGGGAGACTTACGGCCTAACCGTGGCAGATGAGGCATCGAAAGTTGAGATCATCACAGCCATTCAGGAAGGAGTGCTCCATGCCGCAAATGCTGCCTGATGGCGCAACAATTCTACCCACCGACATGAGCCGTATCGTCTCCGGTTTGGTGGAGTTGCGTAAAACCAAAAACGCCGGAACTTCGGTGACGGTGAGCGTAAATCTCAAGGTCCACTACGAGTATCCCAAGCACGTCACGGTGGACGGGAAACTTTTTACCGTGAACAACGCAATCGAGGAATCGAACGTAATGGCTGGCCGTAAACCGAATCATCGGCATCTTCCATTGCCCACGAAAGCCCGATTGGAGTTGATCGGCGCACGCCTGAAGAAGCTGGCCTAAGCCGTGGATTATCACATCTATTTCCACCTTGGCGCGGATGGCAAACTGGATCAGGCGCTTGAGTTGTTGAACAGAATCATAATCAACGAGGAGAAAATCATGTCTACGCAAGTCACAGCAACACAAGCTCTGGCCGATCTTACATCTGCGGTAACTTCGCTTCAGGGCAGCACTTCCGAACTCACAACCGCCGATCAAGCGCTTGACGCGGCGATTACAACCCTTTTGGCTGCTCAAGCCGCTGGAGCAGGGGTATCTCCCGCCGCCGTGGAAGCACTGGTTACTCAGTTGAATACGGCCTCGGCTGCATTAAAGCCTGTCGTTACCGATCTGGCTACCCAAACTACGAACATCACCGCCGCGACTCCAGCAACCATTACAGTTGCCGTTTCTCCCGCTACGGCTGGCCCTGTGGCTCAGGGATCAACGCAGCAGTTCACGGCGACAACCAACGATCCCGCTGGGGTTAGCTGGTCGGTAAGTCCTGCGACGGGCGGAACGATCTCCATGACCGGGCTTTACACACCGCCGACGACTCCGGGCGGCGCGGCCAGCGTGATCGCAACCAGCATCACCAACACCTCGGTTTTCGGAACCGCTACGGTAACCTACTAGCCTTTTCCCCGAATGGCGCATTTAGCGCTATGGCCTCAGAAGGGGAGCCGAGCAATCGGAACATCTGAGGCCATTTATTTCTTATGCCCATAACTCCGCCGCTTTCCGAAACCGCGATTGCTTATAGTTTTGAGGATATTGCCACGGATGCGGCGATTGAAGTGAACATCAGTGCGCCCGGTGAAATCGTTGATCCCGATGTCCTCCAGTGGATTTTCCGAAAGGGAAACTACATGCTCGACACGTGGGCGACTAGCAAGAAATACGCCTACGCCTCTGTCTTTACCGACTACACCCTTCCGGTAAATCTTCCAGTACAGCCCGATGGTTCTGCTGCCGCAACCATCGGACCTGCCCCCGGTGCCACGTATTTTGCTACTCAAAGGCCTGTAAAGATCGTGTCGGCCAGCGCGATCATCAACAATACTACGCCTCCGGTGCTGGCTCCGATCTCGATAGAGACGAATCAGTGGTGGGCCGGAGTGACTTTGCCCGGTATTTCAAGCATGTACCCGACAAACCTGTTCTATAACCCAACATTTCCAAATGGCACATTGTATCTGTGGCCGATTTCAAATACAGCGTTTGGGTTGAGGCTCGAAACTTGGGTGCAGATACTCCAATTCGACAGCATTACTGATCCAGTGGGAGGGCCGCAATCAAGTACGACAGTTCCGCCCGGTTACCGAGCCGCGATGATGCTGAGTCTGGCCGAAATGCTTGGCGGAACCCCGTCGCCATCCCTTAGGGCAGATGCGGCAGCGGCTAGGGCAGCAGTGTTTACGAATAACGCAGAGACAGCAAACATCTCAACGCTGGATTCTGGAATGCCTGGTACGCAAGAGGGGCGAAGATCGACAACCTTTTCGTATCGCACGCGCACGTGGACGTAAAATGCCGAGAGAATCAGTAACACTGGAAATGAAGCAAATTCGCAACTTTCTCGACGTATCCCTCAGGGCGCATCTAGCGGCCAAGGGTGCGTTGTGTCCTTGCTGCGAACTGCCAAAAGATTTGTGCCGCTGCATCTCTCGTGAAAATCACATCCGGGTAGCCTTTCAGCCTGCACATCAGAGGGCAAATGGCTGATTTGGTGCTGACCATTAGAGTTCACGATCCTGATGAGAAGAAAGACCCTAAAATGTCCGCCTGCTGGGTGCGAATCAATCTGGACCGAGCGAACATTGGAACATCGGCAGAGAAACTGGCGGAACAACTCACGCCGCATCTCAAAGAGATTAAGAATTTGAGGCTCACGTAGTGCTTGCTTTTTACCGAACTAGACGACCACGATCCAAGGTAGGAGGTTAGTCATCGCCCGCTTCGGATTCAATTCTGGCGCATATCAATTACAGTCGCCAAACGTTGACAATGAGACCTGCATCAATCGAATCCCGGAAACTCCCGAGACGGCTGGTGCAAAGTCGGCAATTACGTTGATGCCAAGTCCCGGCCTCGCAACAAAGTACACGCTCCCAGAGTCATCTATCCCTTGGGAATTTCAGGTCAATGGGCGCGGATTCGTGGCTGGAGCTAGTTTCTACGAACTTCTGACCAATGGGACCTATACGAACTGGGGAACGCTAAACGTAACGCCTGTTACCCCAACACAAATTTTCTGCTGCCAGACGCACTTGCTGATTCTGTCGAACGGCGATCTCTTCATCTTTGTGCTCACTGCCTTCACTGACTCAAACGGCGCGAATCATCCTGCGAATAGCTTCTTGGCCGTGGACATGGCACAATTCAACGGGCCAGTGTTGCAAATCGACTTCTGTGATGGATACTTTTTCGCGGTAATTCAGGACTCGAACACGTTTCAGGTCTCAAATCTCGAAGACGGCACGACATGGAGCGGGCTGTTTATCTCAACAATCTCTCGCTTTCCTGACAACATCGTGTCCCTGAAATTCGATCACGATATCGTTTGGTTTCTCTCCGGGAAGAAGATCATCGGCTATTACGACTGCGGGGCGGGCTATCCGCCATTCATCCCAATCCAGGGGGCCTTCCTCGAAGATGGCTGCGCTGCGACGTTCGGGACCGTACAGGCGAACGATACGTTTTGCTGGATTGAGCAGAGTGAGCGCGGCAGCGGCGTGGTGAAGATGATGGGACAGAATGTCGGAATAAGGATTTCGACTCTGGCAGTCGAGTTTGCCCTGCAATCCTACTCCACCATCGCGGATGCGGTGAGCTATGCGTATGAAGATCAGGGACACAAGTTCCTGATGATCCGCTTTCCAACGGCAAACGAGACATGGTGCTATGACTTCTTTACCTCGTTGTGGCACAAGAGAGCCTTCTGGAATCAGAGGACCGGAACGTTCATTGCTCATCGTTCAATGTCGCACATGGAATTTATGGGAATGCATCTCGTTGGCGATCCTCTCTCTGGGAATATCTACGAGATGTCCATCAACATCTATGAGGACTTCGGTAATCCGCTTATCTGGGAGCGCGGAGGGCCGCAAATCTCGGTAGAGAACAAATGGCTATACCATGACGAAGTAGAATTCGACATCCAGATGGGAGTTGGGCCGATTCCTCCGCTGCTGGACGGCAATCAGCCGAGGGCACCGCAGGTCATCCTGTACTGGATCGACCGCCTTACGCAACGCAGTAACGACTACTATCTATCAATTGGGCAAGCGGGAGTGTCGAATGTTCGCGCGCGAAAGGTCAAGCTTGGCCGTTCTCGAATGCGGCAGTATTTCTTGAGGGGTAGCGATCCTGTTCCCGTGAGGATATGCGATGCTTTCCTGACGGCAAGGACGGAAGATGGGCAGTACGCCTATAAGCCGGGAGAGCGAATCTCTGAGCAACTTCGGAAGATCACATAGTGCCCACTACGCAGATAACACGTCGCCCTCCGCCCTTGCGTTTTGCCGATCTTTCCCAGCCCATGCAATTCTGGGAGTTAGAGACTCAACAATCTGCGCCCCTGAATAAAGTAGATACGTCGAACGGTTCGTATACGGAAGCGCCCCCTGCGGCGGGGCTGGATACCACTACGGGGCAAACGAACCAGAACCAAGAAATCACCTACATAAAGATTTCGGCAGATGACAATACGTTCACACTTAAGGGTGCGAATCTTCCTCTTGGTCCTTATACTTTGACGGCGCTAGGAGGCAGCTTCAAAATCAAGTCTGACGGAACGGACTGGTACAAAAGCGCATGATCTTTGAGGAAATTCTTAAACGAGAACTAGGAGATGGAATCTCGATTGAATCCAAAATCGACGATTCAGCGATTGAGTCGCTCGAATATCTGGCCTTCATCAAAGCGCTTGAAGACGAGTATCGTCTTACTTTGGATGAGGTCACGATTCAGCGGTGCGAGACATTCCACGATTTGTATGACCTTATTCGCCTTACGCCATCATGCTAAAGCTTCAAGTCGAGCCCTGGGAAGTTCTCTGGCGGGACGGCCAAGATATTTTCAGAACTCACTATGACGAACTTGCCCTCCACAAGGAATCTATGCCGTTGGGGCTTGATAACGAGTTATATTCCGATCTCCAGACAAAGAATTTCTTGCTCATTGTAACCGCCAGACGGAGTGGGAGGCTCGTCGGCTATTATGTCGGCGTCATCGTCTCGCATCATCCGCACAACAAAGACGCTGGCAAGGTTTCCACTACTGATATGTTCTACATTATTCCCAGCGAGCGAAAAGGAGGAGCTGGAGTTAAGCTCTTGAAGTTCGCTGAAGCAGAATTAAAGGCAAATGGAGTCATTAAAGCGACGATTAGTACAAAGGCGGGATTTGAGAACGGTGAATTGCTAGAAGCTTTGGGTTGGCACAAGTCAGATATAGTGAGACAAAAAGTCCTCTAGTATGTCGATCACTGGTCCTATTCTAGCGGTTGCTGCAATTGGGGCGGCCAGTAGTGTCGCTGGTGGCGTCATGCAAGCCAATGCTGCGGGGAATGCAGCGCAGGCGCAAGAAACAGCAGCACAGCAGGCGCAGCAACTTGAGCAGCAGAATCAGCAACAAGGGATAAGTTTTCAGCAGAATGAATGGGCCGGCCAGCAGCAAGCCGAACAGCCTTATCAGCAACTGGGGCAGACTTCGGCAAATGCTTATGCCAACCTTATCAATAATCCATTCACTGCTCCGACTCTTGCGCAAGCGCAACAAACACCGGGTTATCAGTTCAATCTCCAAACCGGAACGCAGGCGATCAATGAGAACGCCGCTGCGACAGGCAATCTGCTTTCGGGAAATACGGGGACCGCTTTGCAGAAGTACGGGCAAGGCTTAGCGACGACGACGTATCAGCAGGCATATCAAAATGCTCTGAATCAGTACCAAACGAACCTCAGTGCCGCAGGGCAGGGCGTCCAGACCGGACTCAATTCGACAGCACAACTCGGTCAGTTCGGGCAGGCGGCGGCGAACAATCTCTCGAACCTCTACCTCACCGGGGGCCAGCAGCAAGCCTCGCAAATCAACAATAAAGGCGCTGCACAAGCGGCAGGTTACATCGGCGCGGCGAACGCATATTCCAATATGTTTAACGGCATCGCCAACAGTGCCGATCAGGGAATAGCGCTCGGCAGTTACGGAGGCGGATTTAATAGTGGAAGCCTAAGCGACGAAGATTTCTACAGCCCAGACAATGGATTCCCCGCTGGCGCAACGGCGGCTAACCCATACGCAACGGTAGCGGCTCCTCCTGCCTATAACCCGAACTCACCCCTGCTGGCGGGGTCTTAACTATGTCCGTAGGCATACCTCTTCCCGAGCTAGATGTAACAAAGCCAGCGCAGAACCCGCCCCCGGATGCCCTCGCTGAGTTTCAGCGAGCCGCGCAATTGCAAACAGCGGCAGCCCAACAACAGGCTATTCAGGCCAATACCGAAGGCCAGCAGCAGCAAAACCAAGCCCAGGCGCTGCAGTTGAAAGACGAGCAACTGCGCCGCCAGCTCGCACCACAGTTCGTGCAGAAAGACGAAAACGGCAAGCCCGTCGGCTTCGACACCGAAGGCCTCTACAATGCGATGCTGCAGGGTGGGGCTGATCCCATGACGATCAATGCCATGCGCATGAAGCAGGTGGAGATGCAGAAGGCATTGCTTGGATTGAGCGATGCCGCGCTTGACCATCAGCAGAAACTAAATGGCGTTATCGTGGATGGAATCGAGTCCGTAAGGGACGCGAACGATAAAGCGTTAACTAAGGCTAACGCTGGAGCTACTCCGGTTCCTGCAGCGCAAGGCCAAGCCCCGAACCCTCTCGGTAATGCAGTTCCCGGCACGGGCGGAATGCCTTCTGGGATGCTGCCGAACATTCCTCAAGCGCAAGTTCCAATCGGAAAAGCGCAGCCCGGATCGCCGGAGTCTCTTGGAGCGCAACCTGATGGCCAGCAGCCGACTGCGACTGAGAGTGCATTACAGGATGCCTCTAAAGGGCCACAACCAATTACGCCAGAAGCGCAGGCAGCCTATCAGCAGTTTCTCGTGCGCGCCGCGAGAATGGGGATTCCTGTAGGGCAGTTCAAGCCAACCCTTACGGATACGTCTGATCTAGACCAAGCTGAGGCTGGAGCTGGGCTTCATGCGGAGCTATTGAAACAACAGAAGGCGCAGGCGGATATTGCGGAAGCTGCTGGAAAGGGTGCTCAGGCGCAATCCGAAGCCGAAGCCGCATTATGGAAGCCAGCAGGCGAAGGCACCTTAGTCAACGTGAAGACTGGGCAGTTGATTCACGGCGTAGCATCTCCGAATGTGGAGGCCTTCCGTCAATTCGTTGCCGATGGGGGCCAGCCCGATCAATTCGCTGCGCATCAAGCTCAACAAGATGCCGCGGCGCGGTTGCCTTATCAGGTGCAGGCGGAAATTGACAAGCAAGTCGCCATGCAAAAACTTAATCCGGCTGCCGTGGCTACGGTTCAGCCCCACCTTGTCGCCCCCGCAACGGCGGCCTTCGCGAAGGCAGGCGAGGAATATGCGACGGCTTATCAGGCATCGCAAAACATGATGGACTTCTTGAACGAAGCCAAGGGCGGAAATAAGGAAGCCGTAAAGATCGTCCCTCTGCAAGGCGCTCTGGAGATTACGACAGCACAAGGAGTTCACAGAATCAACCGCACCGAGGTCGATCAATTCGGCGCGGCGGGTTCTTTATACGACAAACTGGCAGGCGCTGTTGGCGGAGTGATGACGGGCAAAAATATTTCCGATGCAGTGCTGAAAGATATGGGCGATTTGCAGCAGACCGTCGCCACGAATGCCGCGCAACTCCATGCTAACAAGGTGCAGACGATCAACCAAACTTACGGGTCTAAGTTTCAGCCGATGAACTTCGGGCAGGGACATCCAACGCCGAATAGCGCCCCGGCAAAATTCAAGGTTGGCGATAGTGTGATGTACAACGGCGCTCCGCATAAAGTTACGTCAGTTGATCCGAACACCGGGAAACTAACTTTAGCTCCATGAGCAATCAGCCAATCGTAGTTGATCCATCGCAGGTTCAAAGCATTCAGGTGGACCCCTCGCAGGTGCAGGCAATTAGCAGCCAGCCTTCTGCTATATCACGTTTTGTAAGTAATGCGGCATCTGGATTCGGGGTTGTATCGCAAGAGCAGGGCAAGAAATTCTTTACGCATCCAATAGACACACTTGAGGAGATGGGGCAGGCGCAGGGGGACCTCGGGCGAAGGGCTGGAAAAGAATTAAGTTCTGGCGATATCGTTCGCGGATTGACTCACGGGGCTGAATACCTTATTCCCGGCCTCGGTCCTGTATTGGCGCACTCGGGGGACCAGTTGGAATCTGGCGATACCGCAGGCGGAGTCGGAACAATGGTGGGGGCTGGCGCGAATGTAGCCGCTGGGGCCGGAATGGGGAAACTAGCTCCGGGTGCGGTTCCGACCGAAGGAATAGGCGGAAAACCTGCAACGCTCGGAACACTACCAGCGGCGTCTCCACAAGTTGCAGATGCGGCCCATGCGAACTTCATGAAGGCAATTCCTCCGACAAAGAGCGCTCCGTATACCTTGGATGACCTCCAGACGGCCAGACCTTTGCTCGAAGATGCTCATGCGGATTCGCCGCTCAAGACTCCCTCGGATGTGGTGGATGCAGCTAATGCGGGCATTCAGAGAATCGAGAATCACGTCTCGCGAGCAATAGAGAACCATCCGGGAGCACAGCTAACGACCGACCCAGTAGCGGCGGCGAGAAATGGCATTGCCCAAAGTGATCTTGGAGTTGCAAAGCCCGATTCCGTTGATGCGGGCGCTTCTTACCTTGAGCCATATAACTTCGATGAGCCTAAAACGCTCGCAGAAGCTGATAGAATCCGACGACAATTGAACTCCGCGAACCGAGCGCAAGACGCCCAGACAGGAGCGCAGCAGTTCGATTCTCTGAATACCGATCCAAACTATGCGGCCCGACATTATGCCAACGATGAGATCAAAAATAATCTCTATGACCGCCTAGAAGAACTTGGCGAACCGGGGATAGGAGACCTGCGGGCGACGGAAGGCTCGCTTCTGAAGATCAGGAACGCAGCGCAAAACCAAATCTTCAACGGGGATAAGACTGTGGGTGGAACAGGGAGTGGCCCAATCGCCAATGCAGGGCGAAATCTAGTCCGTGCAACCGCTACGGGAGCCGGAGTTTTGGCAGGAGAAAAGCTGGGTGGTCCGTGGGGCGCAACTGCTGGCGGAATTATGGGGGCGGGAGCGGGAGAATTCATCAACAAGTTCGCCTTCCCCAGCAATGCTACCCGTTCGGCCTTGATTGAGCGGTCTTTTGCGAATCCAGTGACAGATGGCTTCACGTTGCCTGAGATCGCCCCTAGGCCGCGCATTGCAGGCTTATTGCCAGCCTCTACGCCTGAATTGCCTCTCCCCGGCTACACAGAACCCAAGGGAGAACCCATCGGCACCATGATCGGGGACACAGCCCCAAAATTTCAGCAACCGAAAGGATGGCCAACCCAAGAGCCTGCAGTTAGACTTTATCGCGGTGAATCCGTGCCTCCTATTGCTGGAAATAACATCCCATCGTGGATTAGAGATGACCCTAAGTTTCAATCATCGCAAGCTGCTTCGGGACGATGGTTTACAACTAATATCGAGGACGCCCAGCACTATGCAGACGAGGCCAATCAAGGGCAAATTAGATATATAGATTTACCCCAGAGCATGGCCGAAAAATTTCGGGTCTCTAATGACCCCGAGGCCGTTAAATATAGCCCCAAGGCGAGGAACGGCGAGATTGACGAACATTTCTTGCCACGAGAATTAGCTAACAGAGCATTACTTTATGAAGGAGAACCAAATGCAACCGCCAACACCAGCCCCGAAAGTTCCCCCGCCGCTATTCCGTCCCAGCCTGCAAACGGACGAACTAATGCGGGCGCAGAGGTTCATGCAGAGAGCCAACCAAAGTTACCAGTTGCATCAGGCGCACCAACAAACGTCACGGTCCCAGGCTCGGGTGACTCTTACCCCGCCCAGTATGAAGTACGTGACCTAAGCGACATTCACAGGTTTGAGGCAAAAGAAACGCCAAAGGATAAGCTCGAAGCGAAACCCAAGACGGATCAACAATGACCTTCGACCCAGCGAAGCATATTTCGGCTGATTCCCCTGTCACCAGAGGGCCAATCGTGATAGACGATCACGGCAGAATCCTCAGCGGCCATGACAGGCATGATGAACTTTTAGACCGCTCGCCAGAAGAGGAAGCTCGCTACAAACTCATACTAATCAATCATTCCCCGCAATTCGGCGTCGATCCAATGGCGATTATGCGGATGAAGACCCCCGTATTGGTACGAAAGATCAGCCCGAAGGATATGCCGCACCAATGAAGAAACTCGCGCTATTTATTCTGATGGCCTGTATCGCGGCGTTTGCTCAAGTTCCTGTGACACTGAGCCCGCAACCTGTCTTCACTTCGTACTTGCAGAATGGCCAACCAAACGCTTTCGGATGCGTTCTCACATTCGCCAATAATACGACCAATCCCCAAGTAACTTATACGGACTACTCGGGAACGACGGAGAATCCATATATAGTTCCACTAACGGCTGGCGGAACGGCCAACATCTGGCTGGCAGAAAATGAAATTTACACCATCGTCATCAAAACCTACGGCGGAGTCAACTGTCAGTACGGCCAGACGGTTTCAAGCACTAACGGGGTCACGGGATACTATGGCCTACTGAATCTTCCTAACACTTGGTACGCGACCCAAACCTTCGCGGAGCCGATTGTTATATCGCCGCTGTCGTTTCAGATCGTGACTGGCACCGCGCCGAATCAAACCACGCTAAATTTCCCTCAACCGTCCGGCAATGTTACCCTCACGTTCCCAAGCACAACCCAGAACATTCTCGGCAATCTCAGTCCGCAGATTACCACACCGATCGTCAACGGCTGCGGGATGACGAACGGGCCGGGAACTTACGTCTGCATCGCGAACAATTCCTCAACGGCTACCGTTCTCAATGGGTTGGCGACCTTGACCGGAGCGCCCTCGACAGCGACTGTGTCACCGATTACGGCAACCGGAGGAGTTATTGGCATCGTCACGGCGGGAGCCGGAATTACGGGCAACGCCACGATTCAGCAGAGCGGAACAGTTTCGTGCATCTTCGATGGAGCGACGACAGCCGGGGACTATGTAGAAATCTCAACCACGACGGCGGGCGATTGCCACGACAGTGGACTGGCTCCCCCGACGCCTTTACCGCAGGGCACGCAGGAAGTCGGCATCGTGCTCTCGACCAATTCCGGCGCGGGAACCTACACCATTGCACTCGCTTCCGGGGGGAGCGGCGGAGGAAACGCGATCATTGTTTCTGCCAGCGGAGTGGCTACCACGACATCCGCCAACACAACTTCGGCGCAGCAACTGAAGCAAATCATATTCCCAGCCAACACCCAGAATGCGGTCTCGAAAACCTTCCGTATCACGGCCCAGATAACGGTCGTTCCCGGCGGCGGATCGAGCAATCAGCAGGTCGGCTTTTGTTTCGGAAACAGCTCTGGAATGTGCGGCACCGGAGGGTACGTCGTCTCCACCAGTTCCAACTCCAGTGATTTCTCGGTGGCGATGACGTTTACCTGCGTAGTCGCTACGGCTTCGGGTGGCAGCGGAACATTTACCTGCAATCCCCAGGTGGATACCAGCACAGGAACCCCGATTTACACTGCGATTTCCGGAAGTTCGACCTGGACGAGCCCTCTCTATTTCGCCCCGTACTGCAGCTTTAGCGTGGCCTCGACTTCGAATACCTGCACGCAGAATGTCTCAGTAGGAGAACAACTGAATTGAGGGCGCTGCTCGCTTTCTGTCTGCTCTACGGCTCGGCATGGGCGCAGGAATCTTTTCTCAATACTCCAACGAAAATCGAGGTTGGAGTCTACGCAAGCGCGATCACGCTCGATAGTTGGGCTACACAGCGCGGTGTCTCTCTTGGCGGATTCATCGAAGTCGATCCGTTGGCGCGGCCTTTCGTGTATCACGGCTTTGCTGGTCAGGCTGCGGGGGCTGGGCTGGGATTCGTCGCCGGGGTGGGACCGAGTTATCTGTTCTACCGAATGAAGCATCGTCGCCTTTCCCGCGTTTGGCTGCACGTATTCACTGCTGGCGAAAGCGTTAATGCAATCGGCATGACATGGCTCGTGACGCATCATCACTGAAAGGAGTTATATGCGTAAATTACTCTTGATTCTCTTTCTTGCCCTTGGGCCTCCCCTCATCGGGCAAGTTGTCTATGGACCATTCACTGCTACCGCTGCAAATGCAGTGACCAACCCGAACGGTTCCGTGACGACCTGCGCTCAAGTGGACATCAGCGGGGCTGGTTCCGTTGGCATCACGGTAAACGGAACTTTCTCGATAACATTTACCCCCAAGGTCGCTATTGGCGGCCAGGCAGATGGAGCGACGAAGGTAGTTCCGGCGGGATCAACCTCATCTTCGTCGCAATCGACCATCACAACGGCTGGCAATTACAAGTTGCTCGATGTCTCGAACTGGGATTTGTTCGAGTTGTGCCCTACCTCCTACAGCAGTGGGACGGCAACCATCTATATCAAGACCAGCCCGATAATTTCCGCGTCTCTATTTGGAAGCGGCAGCACCTCCAGTGGAACGGTAACCAGCGTAACGTTCACAGGCGACGGCATCGTTGACAGTTCAACTCCAAGCACGGCGGTGACGACTTCTGGAACCGTAACGGCTACGGCTTTGACACAGACGGCCAACACGGTCTTGGCGGGGCCGACAACGGGATCGGCAGCGGCCCCGGCATTCAGAGCCTTGACATCTGCCGATCTCCCTAGTGGGGTTGGAACCGTGACCAGTGCCTCGGTTACCACGGCCAATGGCGTATCCGCCACTGTGGCCACTCAGACAACAACTCCAGCTTTTACATTTACGCTAGGGGCTATTACACCGACCACGGTCAATGGCCTTACATTCGCTGCGCTGACCACTGGGTTCTCAATTGCAGGCGGTACGACTTCCAAAACGCTCACTATAAACAATACGCTAGGGTTTTCTGGAACAGACAGCACAACCTTCACTTTTCCTGGAACGAGTGACACTGTGGTTACACTTGCGGCGACTCAAACCCTGACGAATAAAACATTTGGTTCGCCAGTCGTTACGACTTTACTTACGCTGCCAGTTGGAACCACGACAGCGCCGAGTGAACAGGCCACCGGCTCTGCATCCAATACAGGATTTGTGTTAACGACCGGAGTCGGATGTTGGCTGGCTGCTGGTTCACTGACCTCGTGCGGAACTTCCAATGGGCAGATTGTGGGAGATGCTGGCGATATCGGATTTTCTCAGAGCAATCAGGGGAATGGTTCGGTCGGGGCAATCTTCACGGTCGCAGGCAGCAGCACGACGGAATATCTAAAATCCTCGACTCCGCTGATTCAATCTGGCCAGTGCAAAATAACGAATGCAGGCATCTCGCTCACCGCCGCTCAAACCACGATATGCCAATGGACGCTTCCAAATAGCTCCCAGACATTAAGTTGGCTATGTCAGGGCACCTATAGCACGACCACTACGGCTATAGGGTTGACTCTGGGAATTGCTTTTTCCGCCTCTCCAACCAACGCAGTCGGCAATGCGATTATCTACACCGGGCTAGCAGGAACGAGCACTGCCGGGAGCAGTTCAAACGTTTCATCCACAACCCCGACCAACATGCTGGTAGGGGGAAGCATCGCATCCGCCACTTCTAACGTACCGTGGCTTTCTTCCGGCACCATGACCAGCGGGGCAAGCAGTGGAACATTCACGATCTACGGCACGCCGTCCACGAATTCGGATGTGACCATCGGCGCTTCGACCTGCACTCTTTACTAATCCAATGAAACTTATCCGCTGCTTCATCCTTCTGGCTTGGGCGTGCCCTGCATTCGGGCAGGCACTTGTTCGCTATGACAATCCTGTTGCTACGGTGAGCAGCCAATATTCACCGCTTTTGCAAGCCAATCTCGCTGGAAGTTCTCCCGTGCTTGCCGTATGCCAATCGCCAGCAAATAGCGGCCCCGGAATCCCATGCACGAATTATGCGACGACCTACACTTACGCAGGTGTAGCTTGTCCTAACGGGGCACAGGATACCCCGCAACCAGCAACGACATCCTCATGCCAGACTCAAGGCGATCCGCAGGGCAATATTGGATTTTGGGCTCCAGCTGGACAGTATGATTATACCGTCACGATAGGAACCACGACCTTCGGCCCATACACAGTCACACTCGGAGGGGCGGGCAGTGGTGGGACTCCCGGAGGGACAAATGGGCAGCTCCAATACAATAACGCCGGGGTGTTCGCGGGATTGCCTTGCGTATGGAATGCCATCGCGGGAAATTTATCTTGCTCTAGCTCGTTGAATATCACTGGGCCGCTGAATATTGGTACCACCACCCTCACTGCCTGTGGATCAGCCCATAACTGCATGGCATTATTGCAAGGGTCCACTCCGGGCACTCCGACCGCTGGGCAGAATTACTTTTACTCAACCGTTTCAGGCTGGAATTGCGATGTAAACGGCGGCGTGGAGTTCCCGTGCTTTAGTAACGGGTTGCCCGTCTTGAACGTCAAGGCTTATGGAGCAACAGGCAACGGAACGACGAATGACACGGCGGCGATTCAGGCTGCCATCAATGCCGTTCCGCAGACGGGATCGTACAAAGGGGGCAACGTCTATTTTCCGTGCGGAACATACTACACATCAGCCGCTCTGACGAACGGCCCATCCCCCTATACCTATCACGGCGTCCGTCTCATCGGTGAAGGCACAGTAGGCCGTGGCGGCGGTTGCGCAACCATTCTCACCAATGGCGCATATTACGCCTACATCATGGGCAATGCTTCAACTGCCAACGCTCTTGGTTTTCAGGCGGAGAATCTGGCATTCCAAGACAACGCCGGAACTGGGTTAGGAGCCTTCGATGTAATTGCCCTCACGGACGGCGCGTTAACGAACATTACTTGCGAGAACTATTACGTTGGCGTCTGTGTGACGCTCGACGGTGGGAATGGTGTTAGTCAATTCTTTTTCATGACCAACATCTACACCTACCATACCAAGACCCGCATCCAGACAGTGCGCCGTATTGCTTCGGAATATATTTCAGGAGGCGAGGGGAACTGTCAGAACTCCGGTGCGACAGACGTTATTCCGAACTCCATTGACCTTGACCTTGGGTACTCGCGGCAGGTTTCAGGCACAGGAACGATCACCACCAGCGGCACTGGCTTCACGGTCGATACATTCACTTCCGGTCTTGGATCGTTCACGCAGGATTATGTGAATGCGCCGATTATCATCAATAGTGTCGCCTACACCATCGCGACAGTCACCAGCGGGACCACGGGCACATTGACCACCAGTGCAGGCACGCAATCCTCCGTGAATTGGTCGATCTCTGGCCGTAGCGGTTCGGGCGAAACCACCATCAACACGCAGGCGCAAAACTGCCAAACGGGAATCGCGCTGTTCAACTACGGCTCGACGAAGATTTATGGCAAGGCTCTGGAACAGACAATTTTCTACCGTCCTTCCGGGTCGTTCGGCGTCATCGTGGCAGGAGACAGTCCTTCGCTTGCGAACGATGTGCAGTTGTGGGGTACGCAGGTCAGTGATGCTGGTACTGGAGTCTACATCGGGCCACATACGCAGAACACGAAGATCGACGGCGTATTCAGCGACGGCACCAATGGCGCGGACCTGGTGGCGGATGCGACTGCGCTGTCTTTATCGGTGATTGACCCCGTGTACCGTGCTTCTGGATGGACGGTGAACCTTGCGACAATCTCGCGTTCCAGCAATATCGTGACCGCCACCACAACCCCGAATCTCTCCAATGATGCTGGGAATCTGTGCGTTTATCCGGGCACGCTGGTTACCGTGTATGGCGTTACGGGCGACACGACATTCAATGGAACCTTCGCCACAACGAGCGTGTCTTGTAACGACTCGACGGATGTAACCACGTTAACCTGGGCTCAAACCGGGGCATCGGACTCTGGCACGATCAATACAACCGCGTGCGTGGGAGCTAGTGGCGGCTCCTGTATCCGTGCGCTGTCCTCCGTGCTCAGTACCTCCACTGGATTAGGGGTAATTGAACTTACCGGAGGGCAAACTACCACAAATCAAGTTTGGCAGACCATGAACTCTCCGCCTGATAGCGCTTATCCAGTGACTACGGTTCAGGGAACCGCAACCGTTACTTGGGACGGCGCCTTTTTTGATTGCATCTATGGCGATTCGGGATATGGCGTACTGCATTGTTCCGATGGCCCCATAGTTCCTTATGCCGGGACTTCAGCTAATTATTACACCCCTCAGCCAGCCGTCACGACTTCTGAAACTACCTGCACGACTCCAGTCAATGCCTCTGTGGTGGAGAATGTTTGCCAAACATCGGACGATAAGGGCACCGTGCTGGCAGATGCTACAAATGGAACTACTTACTGCATCCCTGCCCTGCCTGACCCCGGATATCCTGTTGGATTCTCGCACGGCATTACATATGCAATCTCATCAGGCACGCAATATTTCGCCATTGTTCTCCCCGGCCAAACTTCGCCATACGGAAGCATTACTTGTCCCGGCACGTCAGGGACAACGTTAAACGGATCGACCAGCACGGTCTTGTTACCTCCAGGGCAGGGAATAAGAATCTTCACCAACGGGACTAATTGGTTCTCTAATTCCGGCGTGCAAAGTTACGTCTCGCCCACTCCCGGACCAGCGCTAATCCTGACCGCAGACAGCTCCAGCATTACCGCGACGGGTCCGGGCACGGCGGATTACCTGTTCGTATTTCCACCTCTCGTTCCGCTGACGAATTACACGTTTCGGTGTTCTGGCACAACGGTGCAATCTACCAGTGGCGCTGGGATTGGGATTGCCTTTGGGACGGCCACGACTGCTGCTACCAACATGGAGGCGCACGCCACTGTGGCGACATCGCCAACGGCCACGGCTTCGCAATCCAGCGGCAATCAGAGCGGCACGTCTGAATATGCCATTTATGCGGGCTCAACTGGAACCATAACCACGCAACTCCCATTCTCTATTGATGGCGGTATCGAAGTAGGAGCAACAGCGCCATCGAACTTTGAAATTGGTTTTTATACGATCAACGCCTCAGACCCTGTGGTGGTGAAGCGGGACAGTTCATGCAAGTTGACCGTGGCAAACTGAATGCGGCGAATCAAGTGACGGTGAAGCGGGATAGCTTCTGCAAGTTGTTCAAATAGGAGGAACTATGGGAGTAGGCGAAAACGGAACCGAGCAGTTCACAATCAAGACGCGGGTTGATGGCAAGGTTATCAAGGAACAACCGTTGCACGACCCATTCTTACACAACAGAACCGTGGTTGGGATCAGCCGGTGGGATTTATTCAAGGCAATGTTCCGAAAACAGTTCACTGTCACTGTTGAAATCTCGGTCAGCGGCACCGAAGGAGTCCAGCGTTTGATTATGACGATGGACCCCAAGGCTGTTCAGGCCGAAACCGATCAGATTCTTGAGCAACGTCGTCTAAGCCGTGAGGCTCATCAGCGCGGCGATTACAGTGGCGACCGTGTAATGACCGCAGCGACGAATGCATGAATGCGCCGTCTCCTCTCCATCGCGTGCTGGCTGGCGCTCACCCTCCCAGCGTGGGGGCAGTCGCACTACTACGTCGCGGCATCCGGCTCCGACTCCAACAGTGGCACCTCTGAATCGACCCCTTGGGCGCACTTGCCCGAGATGCGGACCTTCACCGGGACATATACTCACGTTTCCGGCGACCAGTTCACGATCCGCGGCTGCGACGTGTGGACGAACGCGAATTTCCCGATCCTCTGGACCTACTCGAATACCTCCCTCGTCCGCGATGTGACTTGGTACAACACGGCGAACTGCCCGACCGGATGGAATCGCCCGGTGTGGAACGCGGGGGGCACGGTCATGGGCGGGACGGAGTGCCCCGGCTCCTCGAACAACTATCATAATTTCTTCCTCAATATTTCTGCCTCGAATACTTACTGGGAGTGGATCGAAGCAAAGGGACTTTACTGGGCGGGAACCTGCTCGGACGGTGGCTTAATCACGATTCAGTCCGGCCAGACGCACACCTTCGATCACTTCTACATGCACGGCTGGTCCGCAAATCACTCGACGGCTATCGACATTCAGGGCTTTGTCTCTTACCTCGGCGGATCGGGCGCGTGCGGTTCGACCTCGACCACGAATTGCACATGGCAGTACGGAGTCTTCGACAATTCCGATGGCGACGGAGTTTCGGGTGGCGGCACGCAATCGTTTAACTCGATGTACTCCGTCTACAAGGCGATGACGAACGCGATCAAACCGTACTCAAACGGGGAAATCGGCGGCAATTTAATCACCGGGATCACAAACTCGTTTGATGGCGTAACCCACGAAAACTGCATCGAGACGATTCAGGCGCAGGGCAACAATACGTACTACATCCATGATAATCTCATCACAGGTAACACGGAATGTGAGGGGTTGCAGGTCGGCAACGGAGGGGAGATTGATTATGTCTGGAACAACATCTGGAACTCGGCAGGGAGTGGGAACAATGGTCCACAAGTACCTCAGTCGTCTCCTTCTGGGTCCATGTATTTTTGGAACAACACTGTTGCTGGTGGGTGGCCCTATTGCATTAAAAATGCTGGGCACGGTTCTGCTTTTACTGGGAATTTTTGGGCTGCAAATAATCACTGCATTAACTCGTCAGCGGCGATCACGGACGGATCGTTCACAGCCGGAACGCTGACCATCGCGAACAACATCGGCCAGACCCCAAGCGCTGCCGCCGCACAAGGCTTCACCGCCAGCGACTACTATCAGTGGACTCCGAACACGAACACTACAGCGCTATTCGGCGCTGGCGTCAACCTGACATCGAACTGGCCCACGGGCACCTCGCCATCGGGCGGCACGTTCAACACCAATGATACGACCTATGCGGTCACTGAGCAGACGATCAACGGCGTGGTGCAGGCCGTGGCTCCGGGGCGTACCTCGGTAGCGCGGGGTTCGACGTGGAACGTTGGGCCATTCAGCGCGACTCCTGCATGTGGCCCTCCCCTTTACCCGTGCTCGACGCGCTCGACTGCTAATCCCGGCACCATTGCGCCAATCTTCTCTTCCAGCAGTCCGTCCGGCACGGTAAACACCCTCGGCACCATCGTTACCAATATCTCCGGCACGCCGTTCTCGACTTCGTGGGCCGGGTACATGACGATCAATGGTGTTGCCTACACACTTTCGTCCTGCTCCTCCATCACCTCCTGCCTGCTGACCTCCTCGGCGGGTACGCAGAATGGAGTCCCGTACAACAAGCCGGATACGTGCTCGGGTAACCTGCAAAACTCCGTTGCCTACGACACGACGCTGAATCCTTCGCCACTGAATCCGATCACGCGGATGACCGACTGCCACACCTTTCCGCAGGGTAAATCTATCGGCAATATGACGCACTCCGGGGGCGACAACGATTACATGTCGTCAGTGAACTGCTGCACGACGACCCCGGCCTATGTCGCGTTTCAGGCGAATGGCGGATTCCAGTACATCTTCAGCGCGGCCACGAACTCTGCTGGCGCGTTGCAGATCGTGTCTCCGGTAACCGGGCCAGCAATCTCTCAGGCGTTCGGATTCTCGCGTGTCAGCAACGTGGACTTCTATTCGGTATCGAGTTTTGACACGATCAACGATTACACGATCAATCCATCGACCAACACCTACACGCTAACAGCGCCCGTCGTGAACTTCTTCGGCTCTGGTATATGCCCCGGCGTGACGACCTTTACGGGCGCATCGAATAGCATTCTGGGGCTCACCGCTGCGGGAAACAGATTCGGAATGGTCATTGCTCCCGGAGGGCAGGCGAGCGGGGATTGGTACTTTGTGTATGACGCATCGCTTGGGTGCTCCTCGGTCAATTTCAATACGGGGCAGTACTGGGATTTTTGTCCGGGTCACATCGCAGGTCCATGTAACTCCTCTACTCCGGCGACAGGCACGCTGGCATCGTCTGGCTGCTACGGTTCTCAGGGCTCGACGCTGCATGGCATCCACGATGCCGAATTATCGCTTGATGGTACGCAGGTCGCGGTAACTATCACCGGGCCGTGGACCGGAGGCGCGTGCGCGGGTTCCTCCATTGCAAATCAGTGGAGCATCTGGCAGGTCGGGACCTCGGGGGATCAGTGGGCCTGCTCCAACGATATCACGTGTACAGGTGGGCTTAATTTCGGTGGCCATGAAAGCGTCGGCGTCTCTAATGTTCTAACCCCGAGCCAGTTCGGTCCCAACATTCGGCCATTGGCGAATACGGCGCTATTCTCCACATTTGGCCAAGTCCCTATCTACTCAGACGAGCATTTCACTTGGGTGCATCCAACAGGCGATGACACGTGGCCTTGGTGCGGTGCTACGGACGCGATGCAGACTTCGCAGGGCAGCATTCTGTCTCCGCCGTATCAGCAGAATGTTGTAATGTGCAACTTCCCCTACTACACGTATCCCTCCGGTGCGCTCCCAGCTATTTTCACGCACACTTACAGTTGCGGCTCACCGGGTGGAGCGAACTGCACGTCAGGCCCAGAATCCGGCTTCGGTGGTCAGTTCTCCATTGGCTATGCTACATCTCAAGGCGACCACTTCCTTTGGGCTAGTTCGATGCTTGGGGCGCAGGGCGACGACAATCTTGGCACGCCTCGCATCGACGCCTATGCTGTGGCTCTCGACGCTGGCACCGCGCCTCCCACGCCGCAGGCCAGCACGCCAACGTTCAACCCGAGTTCCGGCACGTACAATGTCACGCAGTTCGTGACCATTGCGACCGCAAGTTCCGGGGCGATCATTTGCTACAACACGACAGGCTCGCCCGCTACAAACGGGACAACTGGCTGCGCGCCCGGCTCGACGCTTTATGTCGGTCCAGTGATCGTGCCCGTGTCTGAAACGTTATACGCAGTCGCAGGGGGCACCGGATATCTCGACAGCATGGCAGGGAGCGCGACCTACACGCTCACGCCCATTCCTGGCGTCTATGTACTCTCGCCGCCGCATACGGGCGGGCCTGCGCTCTCTGCGATGTACGGCGTAGCTAGTGGGTTCGCGGTCATCATTCCTTGGACAGCGGATTCGCCAGTCAGTCCAACACTGGGCGGCTGGGAAACTTCAAACGGTGGCTGCACGGCTTCGGCAGGCTACTCATGGACGAACTTCGATGCGGTTATCAACGCGCAACTGGGATTCGGGGCACAGTCAGCCGTCATCCATCTGGCTCCGATCTCCTCCGGTGGGCACTCCGCTGGCAAGAACACCGACACGCCATGCTATGTATTCTCGTCAAACTGGGCATCAACTTTGAGCGCTCCGCAACTCTATGCCTGTGCGGATTCGGATTACCCCGGCTCGGGCGCTATCCCTCCGGGTCAATGCAAGCAGGGCGTAGATAATTCAGCCTATCCCGTGGCCTTCCAGACACCGTTTATGACTGCGTGGGGGAACGCGGTTGCAGCGGCCATCGCTCACATCAAGGCATCATCCTATGCCAGCAAGATTGCGTACATTTCCGTGGGAGGTGGAACGAACGGCGAATGGCTTCCCTACGCCGTGACGGAACTGGAGACGCAAGTATCGCCTTCGACCATCGCACAGTTGCAGAACGTGTGGGTCAACACCTACATGAGCACCATCGAGGCCAAGATCGTCGCAGCCAACGGCCAATTCAGCGTCAACCAGACGATGAACGGCGGCCTTCTCCAAGTTCCCTACACGTTCGCCGACGCTGCGGCCACGCTTGCAATCGGGAACGGATTCGGCCTCGCGGATCAAGGCTTGCAGAATTACGACATCACCGCATTCGGAAACTTCGGCACCGCTTCTGGCGGGAGCCTGACCAACAATACCTATCCCACCAACGATCACGCCTACAACTACAACAAGTATCCCGCTCCGCCGATCCACGAATTTCAGACAGGGACGTTCTCTAACCCGGCTAACTTTGGCCCGTACACGGCAGGCGTCATGGGTAGCTTGGTTCCACTGATCCCCTATGCTATAGAGCGTGGCGGCAACCGCTTCGAACTCTACTATCAGGACTGGCAGATCGCCTACGACTCGACGGTCGCTAACTATGCGAATTACCATCTTGCCTACCAGCAGATCATTCAAGCAATCCTGCAAGGCGGAGCGAGCCTGACTGTAACTTCCGGGGTGGGTGGAACAGTAACGGACAACTACCAAGAGATCAACTGCGCGACAATCAACTGCGTCGGCTACTACCCCATAACCACCACGGTCACCTTGACGGCGCATCCGAACGCAGGGCAAATCTTAAACAGTTGGACAGGGGCTTGCTCTGGGAGTGGAAGTTGCACGGTGTCAATGTCTTCGTCTCAGGCCGTAGGGGCCTTATTTTCGGCCACGGGGCAAGCGGCTCAGCCAAGTTTGATACCGGGAACGGGGATTTATGCAGGCACCACGAATGTGGTCATTTCCTCCGTTTCTTCCGGGGCGATCATTTGCTGGAACACAACTGGGAGCCCGCAGACAAACGGCTTAGGGACAGGATGCACTTCGGGAACCCTGCTTGCCAATGGTGGTACGATATCCGTGCCTGTTAGCGAAACGGTCTATGCAGTAGCCGGGAGCGCGAGTTTATCGGACAGCACGGTCGGGTCGGCAAGTTACACGATTATTCCCGCGACATCGGGGTCTTTTTCGATTACAGTGGGGGTACAAGTGACTCAGGGAATCCAGTTACAGCCTTAGGAGAACACTATGCGACGTTTCGGAATTATCGCCCTGTTGAGTATCTTCCTTGCCCTGCCATTGGCCGCACAAACCGCTACTTACTCGATCACAATCAACCCGGGCATCACATTTAACCCGGCCGGTGGTCCCCTGGCTCAAGGCGTGATAAATACGTCCTATAGCGCCTCCGTAACGCTCGCAGGTGGAATCACACCTTATGCGGCCGCCATTACCTCCGGTTCCTTGCCAGCGGGGATCACGATGGCGTTGTCCGGTTCCACGATTACCTTTAGCGGAACGCCGACTGCGACCGGAACGTCGAACTTTACTGTGACCATTACTGGTGCGAACGGATCGGCAAAAACCGAGATGAAAGTCGATATGCAGGTGGCTAGTACAATCCCGATGCGCCAGTGCAATTCAGGTGAATTGATGATTGCCCAAGAGAACGCTGATAAGCAAATCGGTCACCATGCAGAGATTGTTAAATGTATGGTTCCTAGCGAAGAAACGTACATGCCGCCAATGCCAGTTCTGGGCTATCGAGAGCCGCCAAAACTCCCAATTGCATACAGTCAGCCATGTCCCATAGGTTTCACGGAATGGCAATGCCGATACATGACGCTCGTAGAGATTGAGATTGATAACTGCTTAGCGGGTACGAGGTGCATTCTAGGTTGATTCGCCGTCTCCATCTCGCGCTGATCGCCGTGCTGTTTCTCTCAGCCTGTGGCGGTCATGCTCCCAGCCCTCCAGTCCCCCCGCCAGCCACCATCCTGCCCTCTGCGACGGTCGGCAAGACGTATCGCTACACTCTTGGCGCAGCGCCAAGTTCGTTCTCCGCGTCAGGCGTCCCTTTGGGTTTGCAGGTGGTTTCACAGGGCGGAAGTCTGATTATCAGCGGCGTGCCTGAAAAGCCGGGAGTATTCACTTTTAGCATCAATCAGACGGCGGCAAGCCTACAGGTGAAGCAATGAGCACAGACGTTCTAAATTACATCCTGCCTGATGAGGCGTGGGCGCAAGAATTCCATATGGAAGTTGCTGGCGGTGGTCAGCCGATCTACACGCTCTTGCAGGATAAGACCATATGGCTGATGAAGGGCGCACAAGGCTATCCGTGGGATACACTCACATTCGATGAGGATTACATCTATCAGTCAATCACGGATATCGACTCGCCCTTAGTCTCAGGGGGGTCTACTTCATGGACTGATCCGAGCATGTTTAAGATGTTCGCCTCGGCGTCATGGCCCGGTGCCAATGGCGGAATCGCGTGGATGCCGCGTTATCTGGCAGGCGAGAATGTCCCGGTTGAGACCAGCGATTCAACGTACAGATCGTATTCGGCCTGTGGCAAATTCACAACCGCTAATCTGGGAGGCCCAATCCAGACCAAGGTCGAGGGGCCTTATGCCCTAAGTCTTGTGATTCCTAACTTCGGCACGGACATCGCCCCGACGACTCCCTGTATTGTGCAGAGCTACATCTGGGGGCCGAATGGCGAGACTTTAGAGCAGAACGTCTACGCTTCGGGCTACGGGCTTGTGCGGTGGACTACATCGAATCTGGTGAATGGCGTGTACGTCTTGCAGCAAACGTCACTCTTCAATACCCTTACTCCGGGCGGTGCGCCTCAGCCTAACTTTCCATGCGGGGTTCCAACGATATGATACGCCGATACGGTCGCAAAATTCCTCCGCCGCTTGCTGCGCACAGGATGCTGACTCGCGTGGCTCAAGTGCCAGAAGTAGTAGACTTGAGACCCTTTGACGGACCTATTAAGAATCAGTTAAGCACCAGTTCCTGCGTTGGTCATGCCTTTGCGTCATCAGTAGAGTGGATATGCAGAAAGTTCCTAAACAAACAACCTATCTTGAGTCCGCTATATGTGTACTCGAAGGCGCTCATTGCAGACGGCAACTTCCCAAACGATGACGGCTCAGATGGAGTAACGGGCTGCAACGTCGTGATCGCCAATGGGGCCTGTGAGGATTATTTGTATCCAGACGCCTCGCAAAAGATCATGCAACCCACGGCTGAAATGAATGCGAATGCCGCACAGTACCGTATGGGCGCATATCACGGCCTGACAGGTTCCCTCGTGGCTCTCAGCGTTCTTGGCGATAAAGTTCCATGGCCTGTCCAGATGGGATTCACTGTGTATGCTTCGTTCGAGTCGGACGAAGTTGCCGCATCAGGGATTTACAATCCACAGCCTGGAGAATCCGTACTCGGGGGCCACGAAGTCAAATTGAGCGGCTATGACATTGGCGAAGTTCCGACATTGAGACCGCAAGGCTGCGAACCTGCCGTACTGGTTAAAAACAGTTGGGGGGCGGATTGGGGCCTCGACGGGTACTTCTGGTGTCCGCTGTCGGTACTTGATGACCAGCAGACTGATTTGAAAATTGTACACAGCGGGAAACCTTGGTAAACAAAGGAGAATAATATGAGCACTATGAGCGGTCCTCAAGCAGCGGTCTCAACCCTAGGAGCGGATTTGATGGGCGATTGGTCGGCCATCGCAAACTGGTACGCCAATTCAGAACCCGCAGTGCAGGCGGCATTCAAGAAGGCTGTGGCGGATGCGAAAGCGGCAGGCTCCGCAATCTTCACGGCAGTTCACAACGTTCTGCCAGCACCAGCAGTGAAGAAGTAATCCAAGGAGAACCGAATGAGCTTGCACCTGCTTTGGCTATGGGCGTGGTTCTTCATCGGCATGGCAATCTTCATGCTAAAGCGCTCCTATTGGGGTGTTTACGGGCCTAGTCCAATCGGCTCCAGCTATGGGAACTATTTCCAGCGCTGTTGGGTGCCCCTGTTGGTTCGGTTCTTCTGGGATAGCCTCATTTTCTGGATATGCTTCACGCCGCAACTCCTTGCAGAAGGCTTGTCACTTCTGGGCTGGAGTAGCCTGTCTGGGGGCGTGGCGGTTATTACGAAGTTCGCTCCATGCGCGGCTGGATTCGGCTATTTGGTCGATTCCATCCTGGATACCGTCGCGGCGATTGCAGAGAAGCACGTTCCATTCTTGAGCGGAGTTCTGCCGCCATTGCCTCCACCGTTGCCTCAGAAGGCCATCGTGCAAGCCGCTATCGTGGAAACCAAAGTCACTGCACTGGAAACTAAGACTACAACCGTTCCTCAGGAAGCAAAGCCGTGATTACAGAAGGAGATTAATATGCCGTTAGCTTGGTTATTCTGGATGATCTACATCATCGCCATCCTGTTCTCAGGGTGGGTTTATTACGCGCCGAACACTCCGTGGTTCCGCCCCTTTAGCGGCCTGTTTATCATCTGGGTGCTTATCGGCATCCTTGGGTATCGCGTGTTTGGTGCCGCCGTAAGATGACCGACGCCGTCGAGATCGAACTGATCAAGGCCGTCCCCGCATTCATCACAGCGGTTGGGGTGCTGATCAGCGTCGTCTTGACATGGCGCAACGGCAAGAAAACCGACAGCGTTCACGACAGTTTGAACAGCCGCCTGACTGAGTGGAAGAACGAGGAAGCGACCAAGATTCTGGCGGCACACGCGCAGGGGCGACAGGATGAACGCGACTCGCAAGCCGAATGCTGAGACGCCACAGCAAGAACTAGCACGCCTTCTGAAGCAGCGGGAAGAGACTACCGATTCGCAGGTGCGAGCCATCATCGACAGGCGGATTGAGGTACTAAGGCAGAAACTTCGGAATCTGGAACGAAAATGATTGCGTTGCTGCAAACTCGGGAATACGCTCTAAGATGTAGGAAGCCGTGAATGATGCCGCTATTTTGCTTCTCGACGCTTCTGGCGGTCCGGAATATTGGGCTCTTGCATCATCTTCACTGGCTGCTATTCTTGCTGGCATTGTACTTCTTGTTCTTAAGCGTCATCTTGCTCTACGAGATGAAGCGCAGAGACTCCACCGAGACGCGGACAATGCGGATCGCAAGAGAGTGGAGGCAGCGATTGCTGGACTCGGTTTACAGCTTTCCGCTGAAGCCGAAGAACGACGAAACGCTGTCACCGAGGAAGCCCGAGTTCGCCGCGAGAAGGACGAAGTTTTGGGGAAGGATTTGGTCAGCGGCCTCGGAAAGATTCGTGAAGCCTTTTCGTATTATTGTGGGAAGATGGACGAAAAGCGGCCAAAATTCGACCAAGAATGATGGCTTGGCGAAGTATGCACCCATTATCTTTAGTGCGCTTTTCGCCGGAATCGCGGTATATATTTTCATGCGGCCATCGACCAATATAGTTACCTACGACGCCTCCGTAGACGGTGGAGATGTTTTAGAAGTCATACAGGAGTACACACCTTTAAATTGGAAGTTTCATCGGCTAGGCGACCCACCGCAAATCACATTTAACGGACATTTCTGCGAGACTTACCGACCTCTCTTCTCCGCTGGCATGGCGCTCAAATGGTTGCGCTACCGCGATAAAGGGCCATGCTGGGATATTCAACCTAGGGGCTTCGGATATCACATTGTCCGTAATGGAGATATCCCGGTTCTAGCTCCAAACTGCCGTGCTTTGACTGACCGAATCTCCTGCACAAACGACCGTGCAGACTTTCAAGGAGTGACTTATGATGCGAAACTGTTACTTTGGCAGTAACCCGCCTAACCCACCCAACCCGCCAGATAAAAACGACCCGCCTCCCTGCCCTCCGCCACAAGGGCCACCGCAGAAGGGAAAATGACCGACATTCCCAGAGGAGCTGCGCAAAGAGTTGGAAGATGTCAGGACTGGCAAATGAGTTGGACTTATAATTCTTCCAATGGTAGCCTCTCTCGCCACGGCGAACTAGTGGGGCAAGGGTATTCTGGCTACCCCCCGCACGTGAACGACGTTTCGGCAGAGAGCATCCCTGATGTAGGGCCAATCCCGAGAGGCGCATGGATAATTAACGCGCCATTCTTTGCCAACGACACAGGGCCATACAGCCTGCCGCTAACGCCTGCTGAGGGCACGGAAACATTTGGGAGATCGGGATTCCGTATCCACGGCGATGAAATATCAGAAGCAGGCAAGGAATTGGCCTCTCATGGTTGCATCGTGATGCCTTTGAGCGTGCGTGAAACAGTCTGGCAAAGCGGAGATAAGGATTTAGAAGTGGTCTAGCCGCCTTCCTTCCCAACGGAGCCTGCTGGAGTCGCCGCGCCTAACCGCGAGAGTTTGAATTGCTCTCCGATGTAGCGAGAATACGACGGCGGAATCGCCTGCGAAAGTTCTTTGCGTGTCATCCAGTCTATGCCCATTGCCTTTCTCGCATCTGCTACGCCGAACTTGTACCCTCGGTCGTTGCACCATTTCTGGATTCCGGTCCCCGCGATCGAGAGATAGCCTTTATGCAACAAGCCTTTAGGCTTGACGTGATTAGGTTGCCTCACCACAAAATTAGTCTCAAACCAGCGCTCTCGGATGACCTTCAATTCAGGGAACATCCAGCCGCCCAGTTTCAGCGTCCAGTAAAGCGGAGCACCTGGTACGTTCTCGATGCAAAATGGTATGGGACAATAACTCTCGTTCTTTAATCTGGCCCTCGTTGCGGCGATATGGCATTCAAAGCGACTCGCTACGAATCCCGGCGAGTTATTGAGTCCACGTAAATGACGCTGGCATGGCGGACTAGCCCAAAAGAACGTGAACCCCTCCCACGGATAAGTCAACGCATCATGGCGGACAAACGTGAATGGATACCTCGGCTGCGGCTTGATGTCTACTCCTACAATCTCCGCCTTCGGGAATGCCCAGTGCAGCCCCATCGCCGCACCGCCAGCACCGCAGAACAAATCGAGTATCCGCATCCCGCGACCTGTAGCGACATCGTAGGTCATTTAACTTGGCCCTCCTGCGGCGTTGCAGTCTGTGCTACCGCGCCCTTGGCTGTCAATTCTTCTCTACGTTTCAGCAGTTCACGGCGCATCCCTTGAACTTCGCCGAACATCGTGCCGCCAAGATTATCGACACAGCAGATACAATCCTCTTCGCCTACCTTCCTCGTTCCAGCGCAAATATCACAGACTTCGTAGGCGGGCAGTCCCGTTCCGGGGGATTCGGCTAGGGCCTTCTCTGCGATCTCGGCAATATCGTTGCATACGGAGATATCATCAGCGAGACGGGCTAGTTCGACGATCTCCTTGAGCGCTGTAATCGCCGCTGGGCGGGCCTCACCTTTTGACCGAAGCCCAGAGACGATGCGGTTCACATTGTGGAGTTCGCGTAGATCGCAATGCAAATGATAGATTTCGTCCAACATGCTCTGCAAATCATCGGGGCGCGTGCGCGAACTGCTCAGAGCGCTAGAAATCTCCTGCAACCAACGAAAGTCTTCTTTCAAGTCCTCATGGGCGACGGTGAGCTGCTCCTGCAAAGCGTCTCGCGTTGGCTCAGGCTTCTCTGGGCCGGGTAAGGGGGCAGCGAATTCGGTAGCATAAAACTTCTTAAGCCACTCGCTTGCGGCATCACGTACTGATTGATCCCAGTCCGACCACGCATCTGTCTCGCTCCACTCACTTTTCGTTACGTCGAGGATTTGGCAGGCGTTTGTGATGATGTTCGCCGCATCAAGCATTGACGGATCGACAGACTTGTACGACTCTGCCCATCGCGTTGTTACTAGTTTCCCACGCTCGTAGGCGTATTCAGCGAGTCCTTTGCGTTTGTCATACCATGGGACTTCGCTGAAGTCCGGGTCGTAAAACTTGCCGTCCTTTGCCCACCAAGCGTCAAAGTCATCGGTAATTACCGTTGATGGGTCTGGTGATGGTTCCGGCTGGCTGCGGAGTTCGGATTCCGTGGCCTTCCCCAGTGCAGCTACCCATTCCTTCGTACTACCGGGAGCAGGTTCAGATTCCGTGGCGCTCTCTCCGTTTAACTGCCGCTCCGCTTCCTGTAGGGCAACTACCAAAACAGACCCCGCGCACCCGCATCCTACTTCCGCGCAGCCCGCATAGCGATTCACTAGTGCGCGGATCTGCTGTGTCAGTTCTATGATGTCGAGCTGGGATTCCGTGGCGGGTGGGGGAGCGGCTTTCATCATCGCTTGCTGAAAGTTGGCCCAGTGAGCACGATCGCGATAAAACTTCCCTATCAATTCGCACACTTGGGATACATCTACAAGTTCAAAGCGCTCTAACTGTGCAGTGACATCGCGCACGACGCCGTTCCACTCGCGAGTGCCATTTATAAATAGGCGACGGCGCACCTTTCCAATGAACTCCAGTGTTGGTGGCGGCGCTTCCTCCGTGGCCTCGCGCTCTTCCGCTTCCTGCCTGTCAGTGCCGAACGCCATCTCCGCTCTGACGTAGCCTGCACGCTGGGCGCGAAGCTCCTCCTCCGTGGCCTCGCGGGGAGCCGGGTCGTGGAAGATCGCAGCCTTCACAGCGTCGTGAAATGAATCCATGCACCCTCTCGCGCCTTCTCTAATAGGCAAATAGCACATGGAAAACGTCTTGTAGTACTCTGGATCGTCACTGCCGCATGTCGGGCACGTCTTGGCCACTTTCTCGCTTGGGAAAGGCTTCCAATCAAAGCATCCGCCAGCAAAGGGATGCGGGTCAGAGGGATGATTAGGGGTACGGCAGAGCCCGATTGCTTTCTCGCTCATCGCTTCACCTCGCCACTTTTCGCCGCAGCCATTTTCTCTTTGAAGCGCTCGGCAGATTTACGTACATCTGCGAAGTCGCAGTCCCTGCCACATTTCCCGCAGTATTCCGTGTCGGATTTGATGCCGCACTCATTGCAGAACCACTTACTTATTGGCATAGTAACCCTGCTTAATTAGATCGTACTCCGTAATCCCGCCATCCCAATCCGGTCTATCGTATAAACTCTCCATGAATCCCGGCGTGAGCCAGACTCGGCAATCGGCGCACCAATATTCCTCGTACTCTCGGCCCTCGTCGTCAATCTCGGAGTAATAGACAATACGGTCGCTAGGATGAAAGCACTCACCGTTCTCCCCTCCCACGTTGCCTTGAGGATTAGTGGGCATCGCCGCCTCCCAGAGATTTGCGCCGTTCAATAAGCATCTTAGCTAACTCCTTCTGACCGACCTCGATTGCACCGAATGCGATGGCTTTCTTGCGCTTCGTGAGGCACACATCAAAGTGTTCTCTGTATGTCCCAACGGCTTGTGCGTGCCTGCGACCGACACCGATGAGCATGGCCATGCGATACAACTCCTCACGGCTATCCGCGATCATATGACACATCTTCATTCTGCCTAGCGGCGCACGCATCGTATCGACATAGACTGACATTTCCCCTCCCTCCCACCACAAACTGTAGGTGCTGCGCCTCGCTACACGTCGAATATCGCGGCCACAACGCGAGTAAAAAAGAATATTCCGGCGAAGCAGAATATTGGAGCCGTTTCGTAATCGGTAATGTGATGATCGAGCCAGCTTCCGGTGACCCAATGCCAATAAGTTGCGTTAATGATCCACGCCAGCATGAGAAGCAGGCAGCTTCCTGCCCCGACCGAACAAATCCCGATGCCGACCTTCTGTTTCTTTGTGTAGGCCATCCCGTTCTCCTTCCTCCCAGCGCGTCAGCGCCTGCCTGCACGCCGTCAGTCTGCAATTTCCCAGTCTTCCGCTAGCATGTCGATGTTGTTCGGATTCCACGGCACCAGTTTGCCACCAACCGTGCTGAGGTAGATGTACGGCATCCCCATCTCGCTATTGGCGTCGGGAACCTGCAACCCAAGCCACATTCCTTTGCCGTTCCAGCCTGAGCGCCGTACCTTCGCGCTGTCGTCATTCTTGAGTGCTTCCAAAGCCTGTCCAAAATTCATAGCCGCTCCGCATCTGCAACACGGTTTCCCGTCGTACCAGCAATCACAGTGTTGCCTGTCATCGCTTCGTGGGCATTCAGTTTCCCAATCGTCGGTCGATTGAGTGTTGGCCATCCCCTTATCCCTCCACCTGCCTCGCTTCCACTCCTGAGAGGCGCGGATTGACTGCATGTATGATTGCGGGTCGCGCCCAACTCCGCTGGAACTTCTTCCACTCTGGGCTAGGTCGCCATTTCTCCGCACTTGGCGTTTCAGGCTGCCAAAGCATCGCGTAAGGAGTGAAGCCGATACTCAGCATCTCGCGCAGTCTCGCCTCCGCCTTGTCGAATGTATCCTGAGGGAAGCCGATGAATACGAATGTTCGCAAGCGGTGCGACGCAGCGGTAAAGCCAGCAGAGAGCATCTTCTTGGCCGCTTCGCGCATAGCCTCAGGCGGACTCTTTCGGCACTTATCAGGGTCATCATAGGCGAAGAAGAATACCGGGCGAGGGCGCAATCGAGTAAAGCCGTCAACATGCCAATCCTTCAGCCGTGACGCCTGCAGCCCTCCGGTGAACTCGGCGCGGCGATCCTGCCGTTCTAGCATGTCAATTACGGCGCGGAAGTGGTCCTCGGGGCAAGCCAGAAGGTTGTCATCAAGAATGTTCCACCCGTCCTGAATCGGCAACAGTCGGATGTTGGGGTCGCGCTTCCAGACCGAGCAATACCAGCATCGCTCTGGGCAACCACGAGACGTAAATGTGTAGCCGTGCTTGATATAGCGTCCCGGTACGAACTCTGCTCCCGGATCGCCGTAAGCCACGCCCCCTACCTTCGTTGGAGCTACCCGCTGCCACTGCTCGGCGAGAAGTTCAGCCCTTGATTTGTCGGCGGTAAACGTCACATCTACATGAACTTCATCGGCCTCCGCAAACATACCGGGGGCATCGAAGAACGCCAACTCATCGTCTGGCGTTGCCCTAGTCCTTCGCGGAAATACCCGCACCAATTTCACTTTATCGCCTCGCTTCCACTTCCGCCGCGAACTCCGCGCTCACGGATGCCGCGTCACGCTCTCGTCGGCGCATTTCGGCGCGAATCATTGGGATAATCTTTCGACGGCGAACTATGTCGCGAGTCGGTTCATGGCATGACGGGCCTCCCAATTCAGCATAAGCCCACTCGGCCCTGCTACCATCGGGCAGCTTGTTCCCATAGATGCGATGGTGTAGCGGTTCCGGTTGCGCTCGTTCGCCCGCCCCCGCGAGAGCGTGTGGAGCACTCGGTATGCCTATGAAACAGCAGCAAGAATCGAATGCTAACCTCCCACTCTGCGCGTGCGCCAGCAGCATTGCCAGCCGCTCATCCGTGTAGTTCTCCCGCATAAACTTGCGGATCGCCTGCTTGTTCTCTCTCATCGTTGCCATGTTTCCTCCTCTCGTCACTCCTGCCCGTTCAACGCCCGTCATGCCCTATTCAGGAAACTCACGTCCTTTTTCAAACTCGTCGATTACTTCCATCGCGGCTTTCGTAGGTTCTACTTCTTCAGCCATGCCCAACCGTAACAGAAGCCGCAGATATTCCTCTGCCGCATTCTCGCCAGTGATTCGGCTCCGAGCGTTAGCTAGTTCAATCAGGTCGTCCATTTCCCCCTCCCTCTCCCACCGTCAATGTAATATCCGCTCACGTGAACCTCCTTTCTCCCCATCCCGTCATGCCCCGTCACTCCTTGATGATTGCAATCATTACTCCCACCGAGAATGCCACGATCACGTCGCCCACGTGGTAGAAGCGCCAGTGAGGGCCGTGATTAACGTTTTCTCTCGGCCAGATGCAAGCTGCCAGCACCAACAGCATCACAAGTCTCATCGGTAACAGTTTCATCGTTGCTCTCTCCCGTCAGCGGAGCCGCGCCGTCGAATTAGCTTCAGCCTTGATTTCTGTCGGGCCACGCTACGCAGGTGTTCAATTTGCTGACGTTCCCGTTCTCTAATTGCACCACACTCTGAGCAATACTCGCATATTGGCCATCCGTGCGGACAAACAGGACAATTGCAAAAGTTAGGACAGAGGCTCATTGTCCGTCCCTCCCGCCCTCGATCGCGTCGGCCAACTCCCTCACTGCTGCCCCTTCTTTAGTTCGGCGCGAATCTCCTCTATAGGTTTGGCGCTCAGTGTGTCATAGGCCACTAACGCATTGGTACAGTCGGCACAGCGTGTAGTCTCAGGGTCTTCAAAATGCTCTCGCGCACTTTCAATAAAGCTCTCTGCGACTTGCAACTTAGTGAATAAGTTGGCGACCTTCTTCCGCTGCGCGTCCAGGCGGTCACGGGCGAAGTCGGCGGCATGTGCGGCATACCAATCGTCCTGATCGTAGATTGAAACTTTATACTTGGCTGCGTACCATTCCCGCGCTGCCCGCTCTAGAAAATCGCCGCTCATCGCAAGCACCTGTCGTGTGGTATTAGAACGATAACGTAAAGCATGGCCTTCGATAGACATATTCCCGCCATAGCCGCCAGCCACGCCAGCGGGACGCTCAACAATAGCCCAGCAATGAAACTACCAGCCCGAGAATCGCCGCTCATTTCGCCTCCGCGCGTGCTGCTTTCTGCACCATTGATACACGACCTCAACGGCATCGCCAATCAGCGTGAACGGGCCGGCGAGGTGCTTGTCGCAATAGTAGACCTTTTCATCCCTGTCTAAGTCATGCTTAACCAGCCGAACGCGCCGCACGTACCAAGCACCACCGCTATCGCATACGATGAGTACCCGGGAATCGCCGGAAGAGTTGGTCACCATTTATAACCTACCTCTACAAGCCTACGATCCAGCCGCATCGAGAACATCTTCTTGCATCGCCCAATGCACCTATACAGTGGGCATTGGCTATCCTCACAGTACTGCATTAGGCCATCACACTGCGGACACGAGTGATTCGTTGAAGACTTCCATTTATGTCGATGTTTAACGGTCGTAGCTGCGCCGGAAGAGTTGGTCATGGAGTCACCGCCGCCTTGCGTAATTTCCAGCCCCCGTCTGCAACTCGTTCCATGCGTGTGATAAGAGCGTTGAAGGAGCGCCCATCCACCGTGGCAACGAGCATGCCGTTATCAGCCGATTGGCGTATAACGTACCTGCTTTCTCGGTCACGAGTATCGTAGACGCGCAACGATGGATTGCTGCGAAGAAAGCGTTCCAAGTGCTCGTAACTCTGAATCGTTTTCCACCGTGAGTTTTCTACCATGCTCTCTTCCTCCCTCGCTGGCTCAAACGATCTCAATCCACGTAGCTAGATGGGCTGTATCTTGTTCACGCTGAATCCGCCTTTGCTCTCTCTCGGCATATTCCTTTAAGGCCGCAGCCGTCATTGGTCGAGGTTCACAGTCTCTCTCTGTGCCGCGCATAATGCAGTCGCATTGCGGCCAGCGCTGGCACAATCGCTCGCGTTGTCTCATATTTCCCCTCGCTGGCTCAACGGGAGCCTAAGTTGTGACATCGGGCGCGACCTACTTCTTTCTGCCGAATCGGTCGCATTCATAGAGCACTGTGCCTGCCCGAAATCCAATCTTATGCGGGTAACTAGGCGCATCCTTCCATTCGTATAGGTCGGAGCTTAGAACTTCGATGGCAATATAGTGGTCGCCAGCCTTATCCCGAAATTCATCGCAAAAGTAAGGCCGTGAGCACGCATGGAACTTTCCCTCACCACACTCCGACGCTCCTGGATTCCAAGCAGGATGGGTTACCGCTGCCCCAATATTCCATAGTGTTTCGTTTTTGGTCTTTTCTTGCGTCTTGAAATCCGCAGAGACTCGCTTATATAGAACAATCTTATCGGCCTCCTCGACGGCATTGCGCTCAAACCATCCGAGGTCTTTAACGATTTGAACATGGCAATGCTCAGACTGCTTGCCGATGTTGAGGTTGATGGTGACGGGAAGGAAAGCAACCGAAAAACCGTGAAGAATCAACTTAGCGATCTTAGCGAATACACGGATTACGGAGTTCCCCCATGCCACGACTCTGGAGTTCCCCCGTGCCTCGACGCTGGAGTTCTCCAGTGCCACGACTCTGGAGTTATCCCGTGCCTCGACGCTGGAGTTATCCCATGCCTCGACTCTGGAGTTCCCC